AGCAGCTCAGTAAGGCTCATTTCCATGAAAGGATGATCCTTGACGAGATTATAAACTCTCTTAGCAACCGACTTGCTGGGGGCACGCTTCTCGAAACGTTCGAGCAAGGTAATTTCCTTCTTTTCAGTATCGTCCATTTGCACATTCTCCTTTCTTAATTTTTTATTTAAACAGATTGGGCCTCTCGTGCTTGCATGCGTGTTAAATATTTTTGGACCCCATTAATCTGCTAAATATAAATGGTTCCTCCAGCAAGCTCCGCCTTGGCTGACGGAAATGTGGCTAGCTAAGGGGCTATGGATCCAGGCGCTACAGGCCAAACTGCTCGGTGTCGACTTGCCGAGTTGGATTCCATAACGATTATCAAACCTTAGCACAATCTCAATTTCACCACTTGCCAATACTTGCTGGAGGATGGAGTCGAAAACGGGATTCGAACCCGCCCTTTCAGCTTGGAAGGCTGACGTGCTAGCCGCTAGACACTATTCCGACATATTATGTGAGGATCTTGGCTCAACCCTCATGGCTGGACCAGCAGAAAATGCGCCACCAGCTTTGCATCATAAAATATCATATTATACTCCAGATGCCATGGAGTCTTGTTCGTCCGAACCAGTATGAAGTGACGAACGTAAGCTTTTTCGTACAACCTGGCAATGGCATCGGTTATAGGATTCGAACCTACCCTTCATGAGTCAAAGTCATGCGTGCTACCACTACACAAAACCGAATGGTGCCGCCAGGGGGACTTGAACCCCCACGACCGAAGTCGACAGATTTTAAGTCTGTTGTGTCTACCTATTCCACCACGGCGGCAAATATAAAAAAGAAGAGCCAGATGATTAGTCCAGCTCTTCTTTTGCTTTAATAACTCAGGTTATAAATCGATGCATTTTGGAATGATTCGAGAACGCCGGTTGCCAAGTTTTTCAAAAACTCTTTAAACCATTCGCGCATGTCGATCGTTCCTCCTTTCGCTCAAATTGCATATACCTTCATTAAGAAAGCTGTAAAATTTGCGAATGGATTAATGCCGTTCCTCGCCATCGTTGTTAAGTTCAGGAGGAAAAGCATCTTGGTGGTCATTACTATTTTTATTCGAACTGGATTTAAGGGCCTTACTGACTCTGCAGAGCTGATTTAATACAGTGCGAGGAGCCTTGGTGATTCTGAGAACTTTCGGATCAGGTTCCGAAGGATCTACTGGATCACTAGACGCGATCGGCATATAAAAATTTCCATAATATTTTTCAGTAAGCATTTAATCTCACCCCTTGTTTATTACATCAAAAGAAATGCGAGAATATTTTTTAAAATCATCATACTGCATGTCTAATGCAAAACAGATGCGTTCGTCGCCTTCTTCATTATGATCTAAAATAATCTGGCCATTGGCTTTCTCTTTCTTATTCGGGAACACATAATGCCCAAGAATAAGACCAATAAGAAGTCCGACAAGCGAGCACAAAATTAAAACTTTAATTTCAGGCATTTAATAATCCTTTCATTGCTGAGTATCGATGACATACTGTACAGCCATTCTAAAATCCTCGCTAACAGAGTCGACACTTTTGTAAACGGCTTCTATTTTGATTGTATGACGGCTTCCTCGTCTATGCGTGAAGAAATATGTCTGTCCATTAGATGTACTAATTTGAAAATCATATTCTAGCCACAAAGGTCTTACAATGCCGGGGCCCTCTCCATAATAAACTAGTCCATTTGGGCGATCATGCCTGTTCAATTCATATTCGACACCGTCGATCGTGGCCCGTATAGTATCAGCCAATTCGAATTCTGGAATCTCAACCAAATGCGCTTTATATTCGGTATTATAAATAAGAACGACGGATCGCTCGGGCAGCAATTCCTCATATTCTCGATTAATAACAAACAGCTTACTAAAATCAGATAGAGACTTATACTTTTTTTCTAAGTCTCTAAGTCTTTTGCAACCTCTATTTGTAATCATTAGGTTGCCTCCACGCTCATGCGCATCTCCTTAACTGCACTCTCAATTAATACATCAAGTTGATCTGTATCGAGCTTGTAACCACGCTCGGCGAGGTAATTGATAACATATTCTTTCTTCTTCGCGCCCATGCCGGACTCGCGGAACATCTGCTCGGCGGCCTCGACCGCGATCTTCACAACAGTCAGCATACGCTCAAACTTCACCGCGTCCATGTTGGTCTTGAGCCACGGGATGAAAAAGGCTGTTGCGACCGCGAACAGGACGCTCAGAACCGAAACGACAATTTGAGTAATATCAGTCATGTTGCTTTTCCTCCATACGTTTTTCGTCTTCGAGCTGCCATTGTCTTTGTTTCTGCCGCTCTTTAGTTGTTTTTATCCAACCGCATACGCCGCACTCGCCCACGACGCAGGTAAACCAGCACGTTACAAGCGTGTCAGGAATGACGGCATAGCGGCAGAATATCACAATCATCGTGACCGTGAAGGCAACGGTCAGCGCGGCGACAATGGCAAGGATCAGGTCAAGGGTTTTCATCAAGATGCATAAGATGGATAACTATTCCGGCATCCTTCTTCTGTGTCCGCACGAGCGATCCAAGTGATGCCGGAATCTGCACATACCCCAAGAGCACCAGCATATACACCTTTGAAAAAACTAATATGGCTAATTTCATTTACAAAAAGTCGGCGCCCCCCGTCGTTAATCCAGACCGCTTTCCCAGCGTTAATTGCGGCCTCAATTTCGCCGTATGTTTTGTCTAAAGTATGGGTGTCTCCTTCTTGCGAATCTGTTACTTCAAGCACACCACCGCCACCGCCACCGATTCCACCGGCTTCTGCCATGTCTGCCAGAGCGGAGAGCTGATTGACAACGGTACGCGGAGGCTTGGTCACGGTGCCGCTGAGCGCTTTGATCAGTCTGGCAAGCTCAGAGGTAATCGTGCGGGGCGGTTTGATGGTGACAGGCGCAGCTCCGGGAATCTTCGCGCTGATAGTATAAGTGCCGAGCTCAGGAGTACTAAGAAACCAACTGTAAGCTCCGGTGCGGCTTTTAGTAATCCGAATAAAGAATGGATATTTGGCGTACCTATCTTGGCCTTCTTCCCCATAAAAAGACTCGTTTGTAAAATGATTATTCTGTACTGATACTTCATACTCTTTTCCATCGAAAGTAATAGCTAATTCGGAAGGAGGTATGAAAGTTTCATCTACTTGAATAGCAGTTCCATCTCCTCCGACGGTGGTTACCTGCTGCTCTTCAATAATCACTGTGCCAGGTTCATAAGTCTCAGGCTCTGAAGGTTCTGACCCTCCACCATCAATATCCTTAATCGGGTAGAAGAAATTCCTATAATATTTTTCAGTAAGCATTTGTTTAACCTCCAAAAAGTTTATTCATCAAAAATTTCAAGCGGGTTCGAATACAACAAAAACGCTCTTAAATACATATGCTTCAAAGCGCCACTATCTTTTCGGTTATTTGGATCATGGTTCTATTGATAGTCCACGACATAATTTAACCTCCGAAAAGTTTATCCCAAGTTTTGACACCGACAACACCGTCTACAACAAGATTATTCTCAGTCTGGAAATTCTTAACGGCCGTAAGAGTTCCACCGCCAAATTCTCCATCATCACCAGCACTACCACAAGAGTAATGCTTAGCAATAAGAAGCTGTTGCATGGATTGTACCCAAGGCTTATAGCGCTTTAAGTCACCCATGCCAGAACCACGTTTTAATATTGGAAGACTAACTTGGCAAGGTTTATCCACAATATCAATAATCGGCTCAAAAGGCCTTACAATTATAGGAGTATCACCAATTGTTTCCCGAATATCATACAGCGGCGATCCATAACCTTGAATGTAGTGATAAGTAGTGTCAATTGTATGCTCCTTGACTGCGTCCGAACAATTTCCTTCAATAACGGTAAGCATTAAGCCATTGACCGCTGAAACTATTCCCACATGGTCCGAAGTATTATTGCCATCCCAATCGTAGAAGACAATATCACCAGCTTTGGGCTTATAGTCTTTTCCCTTCCACAGTCCACGCTTTTTATACCACGCGATCATAGTGTCGCAAAGGGCCGACGGAGCTACAATATCAGTTAATTTACATACCCAGGCGCATGCTGTGATAAAGGCTGCGCACCAAGGTTCACTATAGCCCATTACATATAAGCCTAATGCTCTAGCAGCCTCATTATATGTGTCTATAATTTGTTTATGAGAACCATTGCTTTCATTGCAACCAAGCCAAGACTTTGCCTGAGCAAGCATTTTTTCTCTTTGGTTCATCTTTCGTCACCTCCTATGGCTAATGAATCTCCTTCTTGGAGGAAACTATTGTTTTGCATGCATTTACTGTAAAGTCTTCGAATATAAACAATGGCAGAAGTTATCTCTCCATTTTTTATATGGTTTTCTTCGACATACTTTTCATACTCATCACATTTCTTTATTACAAATCGGAATTGCTCCTGAGTATGCTTTCGCCCGTACATGCATGAATTAGCGAAGTCGAGAATGTACTGACGAGTGTCTCTTAAGTCTTTTGTTTCAGACTCAAGAATATGCTTGTCAAGTTTCTTCTCGACTTCGTCTACTTTTTTCTTAATATCGGAGTTCAATCTATTTCCGATCCATCTTAAAATAGCGTCCCAGGGATTTATTTGAATCTTTGAGACCTGAATTAAGCTTAAAATGATCACCAATAATATTGCCCCAATTGAAAGACCATTTTTGAATGTTATTTTTGAGAAAATATCATATAGAGACATAGGGATCTTCATCCTCCACAACATCAAGCCCATCATTTATTGTCTTGGAATCCGACACGATAAACCCCAAGTATCGATCAGTCAAACCAGCAGCAATGTTCACATAAATATCTATTGTTATAGTAGCTGTTCCATCACTAGCATGCGGCACAGTGGCGGTAATGATAAGATCGTCTCCATTTTCATTTTTAAATGTTGACCAAGACTCGCCAAAAGTAACACGATCATTATGCCCGCCAGCAGGAAAAGTATGCACAGTGTTGCCGTTTACTTTTACGTGCCCACCAGCATAAATAACACAAGTATTACCAATAAGATCTTCCCAAGTAGAACCTGATAGTATTTTGCTTTGGAGTCTAATCTTTAAAGTACTTCTATTTGTGGCGCTGTCATACTCTTGGCTGATTTTAGCGCGTAACTTTACACTATCTCCGGCTGTGTCAGATGACCAACCAGTTGTTGACGGAATATAAAATGTTTTATCTATGGGCGCAGGAGGAGTTGGAGTATCTCCCCCTGAATCGCCCGAAGGACCTATTAAATTAAAAATCATTTTGATCCTCCTTAAGTGTAAATAATCAGAACATTAGCGGTTATACTTTGAGCAGGGGTCTCATTGCATTCAAATCGCAATGTATTTGTGCCCTGGCTTGTGGCACGTATTCCATATTGTGACCAACTAGACCATGACGCAGGAGCAGGAGCAACAATAGGATGACACCTAGTAGTATATGCAGTAATGCCTTCAACCGTGACATTCGCAACTTTAGAAGACCAAGCGCTTACGGGAATTGTTACAGAAACAGCTTTAGTTCCAGATGCCGGAACAGCAGGCTGCATACGACTATAAATACTAGAAAATGCACCATTTGTCATTTTCAGAACAACCATGCTGGCTTCATAGATTACTCCATTGCCATTAATATCCTCTTTCGTTAATGACGGAAGCCCAGAATATGTGTTTGCTCTATCTATTTCGAAACTAACTTGATCAAATGTTGTTAAACTCGAAATTTTACCTTTATCAATCCGAACTTTGATTCTCACATATGGGTGATTATCTGATCCGGAAAGGCTTATGGTATTCGCTCCTGTTAAGTGAATTTCACGGCCGGCTACAATCAAATATCCTTCGCCAATAGTTACATTTCTTCCAGAATACGATATTTCGCATCCTTTAATGATACCATCGGTTAAGCATTTCTCGAACAATGCTCCGTGATCTTTGGCCGAAACTTTCTGATTAGGAAACGTAACACCCTGTATTACAGAAAGGCTCAATAAATATCACCCCTTATCGCTTTCAATCTTAGATACCCTATCAGTAAGAGTTGTAGGTAACTCTCCGCACTTGTATAAATATCGATCTTGCGTGGAAGATACAGACTTAGATGTAATATAGCTTTTAAACACCTGATTTTTAATTCGTAACAGCACTATATCCCATAAATTAAAAACTCGATCACTATAAAATTCTACTTTATGGCTATTAATATTATTACTAAATTCTAACTTAGCCATTTCTTCAGGATCTTCATCTTCATTGATTTCAAACATACTCCAGGTTCCAATTTCACGGTTTTCTGGAGGATCGGAACTGATCTCACCATCTTTTGAAAGGTACCATATAGTTTGATCGTACTCAACCTCTTTAATAGTTTGCCCTTCATTTTCTGGATCTGGAACCTCTATAGTATTCGGATGAAATATGGTGATTTTTGAAATAATGTCTCTACTGTAGGCTTCGCTTACAATTGAAGAATGCCCATCATCAAAAAATACATTATGAACATCTAAGCTACGTTCAACTGTATTGATTCTAATAGAAGGCTCTGCAGATATATTTACTGAAAATATGAATTTAAAAACTACACCATAAGAGATTGCCTCATCAAATATATCTACTAAATTATATATTCCGGGAGCTTCATATTCTCTATAGGGCATTATTTCAGTGTTAGTCCCTACCAATAATCTTAAGTAATCAAGTTTATACTGATCATCTTCGCATCGTTTATAATCAGAATTTAATCGATTAATTATAAAGTTTGCATATGTCTCTTCTTCTTCCATTCCAGGCCATATCAAGTCTCGTGAAAAGAAGTTATAAAAAGACGATATAGTTAATGATCTTGTTCCAGAACTTGGAGAAGTTCTTTCTATTAAAAAAATATTTCCGCCAATTAAAACAAGAAATTCTCCAGAGTAATCGACTCCATCATCTGGAATATCAATAGTGCCCGTCTCATTTCCTATAGTTTCATAGGGAATGTCAGTCCATGATATAGCATCCCCATGCCACAATGTTTTTAAATCTCTATGACTTCTAATAAAAACTTTCATTTTGAATTTATCACACCACTCTTGTGTAATAATAGGCAACTACCTCAACACTTTCAGGTCTCATAATTGTTGAGTTATAATCCGATACAGAATCTGAGGCGGATTCAATTATAAGCTCGCATTTTTTTCCAGGAGGAACTCTGAAAAATGGATCATATGAAATGTCAATATAGTCTATTAAATCTTCTTCGGTTCCATCTAAGCTAATCTTTTTTATATAACTGTCAAGAGGAATACTAGAAATTTCAAGAGTTTCTTGCTTATAAAGATCTATTCCGACTTGGCAACGTCCTATTATTTCAGCAGTTTCGGAGTCTATTAGAGTTATCATTGGGCTTTTAAATGCAGTATTAGGCCTTTTGACTCCATTGATGCGAACAATAAGCGCCGCGGGCATAGTACCAGAATTAGTTATTATTGCACGAGTGGAAACTTTAGTATCGCCATATCGAAGTTCATCGTCATATTTATAGGTGTATCGCATAACAGAATCAAAGTCACTAATAACTTCAATCCCAGATCCACTATCTAAATACCAAGGTGTCAAACATTTGAACGATACTGGTATTTCAAGAACTGTGTTTGTTGTTATCTCACTTTTTGATACAGATAAAATTTCAATTTCCCGACGATACTCATTGGTTCCATAACCATAGGGATCATAAAGTAAATAAATTTTAGTCCCTAACTCAATATTTTCAAATAAATGGCGATACTCATAATAAATTTGGCCCAAAATTCGGTCATTACGATTAGCATATGCCATGCTTGCAAGGGGGATAGCTATAATTGTTCCATTAATAGTCTGCTGAGAAAACTTAGTTTCGATTCTTCTAAAAAAGCCATCTCCAACCGATGCATAATTATGGGCATTTTCATATCCTAAACCTTCTGGGGACGATAAAAAATAATATTCAATATTGTCATCAAGTTGAAGACCGAAACGCATAGTGTTCCCGTTTCTTCTTTTGACTTCTATATAAAATTTTCTCAAATCATCGCCCCCAATCTACGATTTAACCGACCTGCGAATTGACCATCATCAAAGTAAATGGTACTTCCATTTTGAACTGCACGAAGTATTTTAGATGCTACAGAAATAATTTCATCAGAATTATTCACACTCTTAGCGTCGATAGAAGCCATCATCTTAGTTCTACTATTAACTAAACCATTCACAGAATTCATTCCAGCTTCAACTCCGCTCATATCAAGAATCGGAATTATATGAGGAGTAAATGTCTCGTCGCCTTCAATTCTCCGTTTAGCATACTCGGCTGCAACTTGGAAGTTATTGTACAGAGTATTAGCCATTAACTCGCCGGCCTTAGAAATTCTCCATAAATTATCGGTTATACCATTTTTAACTAAACCAATAACTGTGAAGTATCCCTGGTCGCCCATAACTTTGGAAGGAGAACTAATAGCCATTGTATTTTTAAATCCAGCAAGAACCTCTTCGCCCATTCCAGCGCCAGCATCATATAATGCTCCGCTTTGCAACGAAATACCGTCAACAACGCCTTGCGCACTAAATGCACCAGCCTCGACAAATTCGCCTTGATTATCTTCAATAGCGGTTTGGGATTCGTCAACAACGTTTTGAAGCTCTTCTTTTACACCATCTCCGCCATCTTCTACGCCCTCACGCATAGCCTCTAAATACTCTCTAGCTTCTGCTTGAGCTTCTTGATCTCCAGCGAAGAAATCTCTAACAGCACCTTTAGCACCTTCTAATTCAGCAGCAATTTGGTCACCAACTCCAGGAATATTCTCGACCAGAGCTTGAATAGCACTTAATATGAATTCTATAATTGCACTCATAATATTACCAAATGCCGCAAGTAAGAGAGGAGTTGCCACACGAAGAGTATCAGCAATAGTATTGAAGAAATCGATAAACAAAAGTGCAGTCTCAGCCGCCAATGCAGGAAGAGCAACCCGGAATGCTTCTCCAAATGCCAGCAACACAGCAGTTCCAGCATCGACCAACGGCCCAGCAAATGTGCTGATTGCATCAAGCATTCCAACTAACAGCTCTAAAAGAGATGCTCCAATGGCAACGGCAGAGCCAGCTAAAGTGCTAGTAATAGCATAAATTAACGCCACAACAGCCATTCCAACTTTAGGAGCTAATGTGATGAGACCATCAACAAGTGCATCTAAAGCAACAACTATTGCAGCAGCACCAGCCGCGCCAATAGCTGCTAAGGTAGTGAATGCGGCTATGATAAATGAAACGCCAACACCAAACGCTAATGCTGCAGCTCCTATCAGTAAAAGAGCCGCACTAAGTGCAATTACAACTGTAATTACCGGGGCTAATATAAGAGCCACTAATCCTAGTATTGCAAAAGCCGCAACAATTGCTACTAATCCTTTTCCTATCCCAGACCAAGACATAGACCCGAGAATTGCCATTGCGGATGCAAACACCAATATTGCTGCAGAAAACAACAACAAAGATGCCGCAGTTCCGCCTAAATTAAGATTTTGAGTAAGAGCTGAGAAACCACCTATTATTGCAAATACTGCAGCTAAAGCTAAAACTGCAGTAAGTACACTTGTCCATTCCATAGATCCAATGATCTTCATTGCTGCTGACATGGCGATCATTGCAATTCCAAAGGCTATCATACTAGCGCCAAGTCCACTAAAGTCAACGGTTTTAGTGAGCAAAGAAAACGCAGCAATAATAGCAAATATACCTAGCATTCCGGCTCCAGCTTTTCCAAGCTCTTCCCAACTCATAGAAGAAATAATCTTCATATTAGCTGCAAATATAGTAAGAGCTATGCCCATGGCTATCATAGAGCCGCCTACTCCTGAGAAATCTACAGATTTTGTAAGATTTGCAAATAAGCCCATAATGAGCATTATTCCACCAATAGCGGCGCCAGCTTTCCCAAGATCCTCCCATTCCATAGATGCAAAGATCTTTGCCGCACCAGCAATAATAACTAATGCTAAGCCCATCGCGATCATTGTTCCGCCAGCTTTAGCAACAGTAGAACTAGACATATTGCCTATTGCGGAGGACATAGTTTTCATAGACACTACAATAGCTACAAGTCCTTTTGCAACATCGCCCCAATTTAATCCACTAATTTTCTTAATAGCCGAAGCCATGATAGACATACTAACAGCCATAGCCAACATAGATGTTACGCCCTTAGCAACATTTTTTACATTAGCCGTCGACATAGTATTAACATAAGATTTCATAGAGGCCATGGCCATCATAAGAATACTTCCCAAAGCCATTAAACCGAATGTTAAATTACGGACGTCAATAGAGCCTAGCATCTTTACAGAAACTGCAAGAAGCCCAATTGCCATAGCCGAAGCCAACAATGCTTTGGCATCCACAGAGGCTTTAAACTTATTTAAAGAAGCACCAAGCCCATCTAATACGGCCTCTGCTCCAGAATAAATTCCAAATCCTCCACCAAGATTTTTGAAAAATGTGGAAATTCTAGTAAATGCGCCAGTTATACTTAGTATTAATCCAGAGATAAAACCTTTATTAAATGTATCTAGTAACGCTGATAAATCACCACTAGTTAGCGCATTTTTTAATAATGACCCAATATCACTAAGCACAGTCTTTACTGCAGAATATACTTTTGAAATCATATTAGATACTGCGTCAAATAAATTCGTATTCTTTAGTAAATCAATAAACCCACTTAAATCAGGAGCTTCAATTTTTATACCTGTAAAATTAGAAAACCAAGTCTTAATGCTAGCAAAAAATCCAGAAATAGACTGCTTAGCAGAATCAAATGCACTCTTTATTCCTTCCAGAGGATTCTGCAAAAACTTATTAATATCATCCCAACTAGGAAGATGCATTTCTAAATTTTCAAAATCTATAAATAAACTAAGAAAATTAGTAAATTTAGTTTTTAAAGACTCTATCTTATTTCCAAGATTAGCAACCGCTTTATCAAAGAACTTTGTATTTCTTGCAGTATTGGCTAAGTTGGTTAAAAATACACCAAATGAAGCGGCTGCATCAAAAACATGCCCGCCAAGTTTTAATAATCTTGATCCTAACGGGGATAAAGCTCTTCCAATAGAGGCAAATGCCTGACCAACTAAATCAAATATTGAAAGAAATCCGGTGAATATACTTTTAAGTTTCTTTCCAGTGCTTGTTAATTCCGAAAAACTCTCATTGGCATTCTCTGCTAAACTACCATGGCCCTTGCCAACAAACATTTCAAAATCATCAACTACTGACTCCACAGGGGCCATAAGATCTCTAAAACCAGCAGTTAAATCTCTTAATCGTTCTGAAAAAGCAACGAGCTTTTCAGCAGTCATTGGAGGCACAATCTGGGAGAAGCCTTGCTTAACAGATTCAAGAATTCCTTTTAATCCTTCCCAAGCATTTCCTATGGCTTCGATCATGGCCTCATAACCGCCGGTGTCATGCCACTCTCTTAAGAGTTCATTACGCTTTTCGGCACTTGCGGTAAATACTTCTATAAGTTCATTTGCTAAATTAGTCCATAAAACCCGAGCTTCATCATAGTTACCAAATATAAGCTCGAAAGTGTTCATCCAACTGGTGCTTACAGCATCTTTGACCGCTTCAATAGCATCCTTAAAAGTTTTAGCCTCTTGTGCTGCTTTATAAGCTCTAAGACCAAATTCTTGAGTTGTATCTGAATACTTTTCGAATACGGACAACATAACATCCATATCGAACCAGCCTTCACTCAAAGTGCTATCAAATTTCTTATAATCAACTTCAAGCCCTTTAGTGGTCTTTATTACACCATCTTGACCTTTTTTCAACTTACCTAAAGCAACTGCGGTCTCAATAGCAGTTTCTTTAAACTGTTTTGTGCCCATGTTAAGAAGATTAATTGACTTCCAGTCAATCATCTTAAGTGAACCAGCGGACATAGCCTGCGATAAATTATAAAATGCACTCGCAGCCCGTTCAGGGCCAACACCAGCCGTAGCAGCCCAGTTTGCGATTCCTTCCATTGCTTTTTCTGCAACTTCAAGATCAACACCGGCAGAAGTAAACTTGCCTATACTACTGACCATATCTGAGAAAGAATAACTAGTTTCATCTGTGTACTTATTTAATTTTTCTAGAACAACGGAAACTTCGTCAATGCTTTTCCCAGTAGCGTTCATTATTGTCTGAACTGCCTCGGTTTTTTGAGCATATTTATTAAACCCAGCGCTTATTTGATCTATAGTTAAGGATTTAATTAAATTCTTGCCAGCGTTCATTGCTGCCGTAGTAATATTTGATAGTGCAGTTATGGCAATAACTTCTAATGCTGAAAATTTAGCACCAACGCCCTGAATTGCAGATATCATAGGATTCATATTAAATGTTTTTGCCGCTGAATCCAATTGCTCGAAACTCTTAACAGAGGATTCCAGGTTAAGGCTCTCTTTAAGATTGTCTAAACTGCTAATACTTTTATGAATATTTTGCTCGAATCGCTGGTTATTGAATTGCATTTCCACAATTCTATTGTCAACGCTTCCACTCATTTACCCGGTCACCTCTTTCCAAATATCATCAACCATAGAATCAAAAACTGGTTTCACAGCAGGATTAATATAGTCAGTCCCTTGAACATAGCCTCCGGTTCCAGTTCCGTGACCATATTGTAAAATTACAGCTATATTAACTCCCTTATTCACATTACTATTTGAAAAATACAGCGCATAACCTCCGCCAGAACTGCTAACTTCATAAGTCCATGCCTTTGCGGTTTTTCCACTACGTTCTGGAGTAGATACTGCCAAAGCTTCAACACCTAGTTGACCATAGTGATGCATGGCAGCTAAAATTTTTAATTTTTGTGCTCGTGAAAAAAAACGCTCTGTATTTTTAAAATTTCCTTTATGCTTAAATGTAATCATCTAATCACCCATGGCTATTCCACTTTTTTCTGCGAGCTTCATTGAGCAATCTGTTTTGAGCAGCTATTTCACTTGCAGACATTTTCTTCTGAGGTGTATTCTTGATGTTACATACTTTTATCAATGCTAATAATTTATTTAAATGCCAATATTGGCACTCAAAAGGTATCCCATTCGATACCATCCAATAATATACAATTTCGGCCGTTATTATTTCTCTTTTTGGTGCTTGCTTACCGCCTCTTTCATTAAAAGTGGTGGCTGTCATAGGATCATCTATATAATCGTTAATACTTTTTAATAAGTCAGGATACCTAACTAAACGCATGTATGTTGCATCATCAACATCGTTTAACGTCATGCATCGTATGTAATCAATTGTTTCTTCGACCGTTCTTTTTTCTTTAACTGCAAAAGGCTTGTGCCATTTTGATTCCCATTTTGAAATGGAGACCAGAGAATGCTCCAACTTAAGCGTTGTTGCTTTGACCGTTATGAATAAATCGCGATCATCATCGTATTCTTCATGCTCCGGAACTATAATTGTTAACATCTCTGGCCTCCTATATTAAATATTTAATTGTTTACTTCTTATCGAGATTCTTAGGCATAATGCCATTTACAAATTCTTGAGCTGCAAGATCATTGGTTGCAAGCTCCATAAAAAGAATGCTATAAGCTTCAGTGCAAGAGAAACGCTTAGAAAGTTCCTTGGACTTAATGAAATGTTTTCCATCTTCGCTCTTTTCGCCATAGGCATCAAGAACAAGCTGTTTAAACATCCGAACAAGCCGAGTCTTATCTTTGGCATTAATGATCTTGTCAATTCGGGCTTTCATTCCGCCCTCAGCCGTAAGTTCCATTTCAGCAAGTTCCGCTTTGGTGAAATTGAAGTAAAAATCTTCGGTTCGCTCGTTGCCATTGTAATCAGTATAAGTAATTGTCTTTATATACATTGCCAATCTCCTTTCAAAAAACAAAAAGGGACTGCTAATTATAGCAGCCCCTATATAATTTTAGCACTTATTATGCAAAATGGGCAATAACTTCATCAGGAAGCGGAAGTCGAGGAGCCGTTCCAGGAGTGCCAGCAGCACCATAAAGAATACTTTCGAAAGTCTTAAGCTTAGCAGAATCAACTCTAGTCGAATCAATAACAAGAGACGCCGTGGGCTTATAGCCAGTAACCTCAACAGGCGTAGTCTTAAGCTCCCAACTGAAAGTGATTGCCTCGGGGGAATCGTTAATAGTCTGATAGTTCCTTTCAGACGGAGATGCGGTTGCCCCATAAATCAAATGCAGCTTGTAGCCATGGTTATCAAATTCCGTGTCATTACCAACTTCAGTGCGATAGCAAAGACCAAACGGAAGACGAGTCTGCTGACCAATATTAATACCAGTTTGGGGCTCCGCTTCGCCATTGCATACTGCAAATTCCGGCGGGTACATATATGCTTCAATAGTAGCACCAAACTCTTCAAGAGAACGAAGGCTTAAATACTTAATATTATCGGCATAAATAGCCGTTTCTTCAGCACCAGAAGGTTGCTCAGTAACCGCAGTAAGACCATTCCAAGCAACACCTTCGCCGTATTCGCCATTAGCTAAAATAGGGAACAGAACACCCATCTTGACGCCAGTCTCATACAGACGTTCGCCAACCTGGTCCCACTTAAGCTTATATTCAGTAGGCATTATTGATTCCTCCAATTAGTAGTAAATTTCATAGACATCATGATACAAATTATCAGTTACAAATCTGCGAATAAATCTACAATACTCAATATTAGTCATATTGTATATAAGATCGTTTTCTGGATTTCTAAAAATATGAGTTATTAAATACCGACGCTTTTTTGAATAAGTGATATTATCAGCATACTTTTGGTCTACTCCATCCAAAGAGTATACAATCGCGTCGTAGTTAATTTTTAAGTTTTCAGGGGGCTGAAAATATACATTCTGGCTTCCTAGTTTTGAGCATAATAAATTATGTAGTTCAAGCCGTGGGTCCATTGTATACGCCCCCAATATTTAATACTAATCTAGGATACTGGACGTCTATAGATGATACTTTCCAAGCAACTCCGCGCCATTTTACATACTTTATAAGATGAAAATGCTCTATGGCGTATGGATTGGCTACAAAAGAAATCTTGTTGCTTATCTTAATATCATCTATAGGCCCTTCTCCCTGGTCGGTTCTCTTAAAATTCTGAAGAATATCACCACTAACATTCTTCTCAATAATTGTTTCTTCCCAAATACCAGGCGAAGTTTCACTAGTAATCCCGTATCCTATTGAACCACGGAATTTAGCCATTATTAGTCGCCAGAGTTCTCGCTAGCGGCCTTCTTAATAGCAATCGCAGAGAACGGACGGACCAGAGCGCCAGAGCAACGAGTCTCAATCAGATACTTCTGCTGGTTGACATCAATGTCAAAGTCATCGAACATGGCAACGGCACCACCCTTATCGGCACCAAAGTTATAGTCAACAGGGTTGACAATGATACCAAGATAATCAGTGCCTTCCATCACAGGAACAGTAACGATCTTGCGAACACGCAGCTTACGAGCCAGGGCAGCCTCATCAACATACAGAGAATGGCCAAGACCGTCCTCCATCAGAAGCATATCCGACAGAAGATCTTCAGTAGTGAACAGAATCGGAGAGCCAGTACCCCTGTAGTTCTTACGAGCCTTAATAGCACCGCGAATAAACGCATGAGCATTATCATCCTCGTTTTCGGAATCAACAGAAACCTCAACCTTAATGGTAAACAGATCATCGTCAGTAGCAATCGGACGAATATGATCGGGAGAAATCTTGTCATCATCCGAATTCTCACGACCATCACCAATCAGAGCAGCACGAGCAATTTCCTCATCGAGCATCATGCGCATCTCACCCTTGATCCAAGCAACAACGTCAAAACTAGTGATGTCAACCATATCATCACGATCAAGTTTCTGCTTCTTATAAATGGTCTGCGGAGTAGTGGTGCGCTTAAGCAGGCTGAAAACCTGGTCCTTCTTATCCTTACCCTTAATGTAACCCTTAGCACGAGCCTGATCCTCGGTGATGTTCGCGAACATAGACTTAATGCGGCTAAACGGAGTATGATGAGAACCATTCATAATCTCACTAACCCAGCCAGTGTCGCGCTTGATCCACTCGGGGACATTATTAATCATGCGAGCATCGGGAAACAGCATATCGGGGTCATTGAACCCGTAAGTAGACTCACCAGTGGCAAACTCCATAGAAGGATTGCTACCAAGATCCATTCCAGCATGGGCAAGAACTCCATTCTCCATATGCTCCTCGACAGAAGCCTTCAGAGAACCAAGGCGCTTGGCATCGACCAGGATCTTATTAAAATCGTCATGGCTCAGAACAGAGCTGCGAGAACCAGTCTCAGAATCAAACACATTATACTTCATAGTTTCGTCTCCTTCATCAGAATGTTCAATTTCTTTGTCTTCATCGTCTTTAGTATTATTAGACTTTTTTTTGGAAGCATCTTCGATCGCCTGGCCGATCATAAAATAAACAACCTGCTTCTGTTCATCAGTCAGGCTGTCAAATACGTCTTTTACAGTTTTCTCATTGCCATTATTGGCCATTTTAGTATTCTCCTTTTCAGATTCATTAGATTCCTCAGAATCTTCATGGCTAATTGTAAGATTCTCATCGCCAGAAAAAATCATAGCCTCATCTTCTAAATCTGTAACCGAACCATCAGAATGCTCGATAGCAGAAAACTCAATATAAGCTCCAGGATTAGCCCCAGCCATAACAAGACTTACTTCTTTAATGTCCCCATGAATCACATCTTGAGCATTCTTAACTAAACGATTAGCATAAATAGACAATGCAACAATATCTTTATGCTTTACAAGCTCCTTTGCATGAGTAGCTTTAGGAGTATCATTGAAGTCACAATATGCATAGACACCTTCATTTCGATTTTCAAGAAGAGCATGACCTAAAACATTCTCGGGATCATCATGCTGATGCATCCATACAAGCGGAACTATTTGGCCATCGTTATCCTTGAAGGCATCTTTTCGAATAGTTAATCCATCGGAACATTTGAGATTATTTTTAGTGGCCCAACCACCAAAATCACACTTGCGTCCCATTTTGAATTATCTCCTCATTAGTTTCTTCAGAAGTTGAGGGGGGAGCCTCCTCATCATTTGATTTGTTTAAATTCTTATTACGAAGTTCGTCGGCCCTTGGATCATCAATTGGCTTAAATCCTATAAGACCACGGACTTCATTTGAAGAAAGGATTTCATTCCGCGTAAACTTATCAGCAATATCAGCAATAGCTGATACCGGAACAAGTTTAAACGGATCTTGAAAGAAAGAAATAGACTGACCTTTTGTGCGAGCGGTCTTAGTTAAAAATGTTCGCCGCATTGCTTCAACGATTGCGGTGCAAATAACAGCGACAATTCTATTGTTATAATTAAGCATTGTAGACTCATTAGCAGTACCATTAAGAATATCGTTCGTCATACCAAGCTGACTCATAAGAGTATCCGACAAATACTCAATTTGCTTCATTAAATTATTGTCAACGGAACGATTCAATTGCACAATGCGTTCGGTTCCATCTGTGTAGGCTATGCCATACTTAGAACCCGCAAGTTGCATCTCAATATCTTTTCTTCTCTTTTCAGCTTGCTGCTTACGAGCTTCTGTCTTAATTACATACGGAAGTTGGATTATTAAATCTAATTTACCAGCTCCGCTCTCCTCGTCAATAGCGTCTAATAAATTAAGCTTTCTTATTAATCGTTGAAGAGTGGAGTTAGGTTCATTCATAATTGAATAGAATGGATTTTCAATTATGGCAGCCATTTTTTTAGGCACAATAACTTCTTGCCGTCTGCCGGTTGACTCATTATATAATTCAACTTTAATATGCTTAGGCATCCATTCTTTAATTTTTCCAGTGCGCATAGACAGAATATCATATGCGCCGGAATTACTTGGGTCAATCGTTGTATCGACAGGAACTATAGCCACTACACCTTCATCAAACATGGACATAACGGCATCCTGAATCATTGCCCGACCAGTTTGATCTATGTTAGCTTCTACTGACAAACAAGAATTAATTCCGTCGTTAATAGTTTCTAAGTATCTTCCATTAGCATCTAATTTAACATGGCGAATATCAACTGCGGCTACATCTGCAGCAATTCTATTAAATATAGCATTAACGATTGACCGTTCATTTTTAAATGAAAGTCTAGATCTACTCTGATTTATATATGAGCCACCATAATAAATATTCGGACTATAATTTATAGTGGGATCTTTGTTATTGAAGGCATTCCAGGCATGCTGAAGTCTTTCTGATAATTTAGTCATATAAAGACTCCTTAGATTTCATTTTTTAAAAAATCACCAATCATAATAATCATCATAGTAATCAAAGAAACTATTGCTCCAATCTTTTCCACTATCTGAAAAACTTGAGCCGAAAGAATCCGATGCTTTTTCTTTTGTAAATTGATAATCTTTTAAATATCTTTTAGCCATTTCAGATCTTTGCTGATGCGTTACTTCATCCGACAATGCCTTAATCTCATCGATGTCCATCAAATCCATATCATCAATAAGACGATCATATTCTTTTCTAGAGATTTCCCCTCTATCAAGTCTATCATCGAGCTTAGAGACCAATTTTTCTTTGATGGCCTCTTCCTCAGCTTGTTTTTTATATTCCAAAGCCATAGCTTCTTTTCTTTCTTCTCTAGCTTTCGCTCGTTTAGCTTTTCTTTCTTCTCTAGCTTTTTTTCTATTTTCTTTTTTGGCACTCGCAGCGGCTTTTGCTTTTTCATAGTTTTCAACGGTGCCATATCTCTTTTTACCAGCCGCAGTTAAAGTCCCATCGGCATTTTGATAGCGTCTAACACCCCATTTCTGGCCTAAAATACCGTGGTGCATTAAGTAATCAGAAGGAGCCCAGAAACTACTAGAATAATAATTCATTTTAAATTCTTCACCTCATTTTACTCAAAAGCGTCCTTATTAGCTTTATAAGCTACGTAAGCATCGAGCATTGCTGCGACATTGTCGATCTTCTCTTCCCGACGCCTCTTAAGTAACTTTCTATTTCCATTTGTATCTTCTAATGTTATGCAGTTACCCATTGTAAAGGCCATGAGCGACTGGTCAAAAATTAAGGCCCGTTCCTCAGAATAAAGTTTTAATTCTCCTAGAGGCACAGACTCAGTTTTTGCTCCTTGCGGTACTTTTTCAATTCCATAAGGCCCATTTTCAGTTGTCCATCGTTCTATGAATTCTCTAGCATTATATGGGTCAAAACCAAAGCATCTAACATCATACCCAGTATCTATAATAAATTGATCAAGATCGTCATATACGGCCATCATATCAAGAACGGTACACTCTAAAACTATTAGACTTCCTTCCTTAATAAACTCTTCGTATTTAATTCGCATAGCAACTGGGAGTTTATTAAGTGTAACTGATGAAATATAGCTGCGAACTTTGACTCCGAAACAATCATTCTTAAGCGGGAATAAAAATGTAAATGCACAGAAGTCATCTCCCTGAGAAAGGTCGGCGCCAAGGGCACACGGCATTTGCCAGAAGTCTCTTCTTCGGTGCGGAAGAGTCTCCTCGTATGTAAAGAAATAAGTATATCCTTCCATAGGGAGATTAAACCGCTTAGCTAATATGTCGTTTCTTGCGGCTGGAGCTTTCTCCGCTCTTTCCACATCTAGTTGATAGGTTTCATATGTTACAGTTTTACCTAAATTGGGATTTGCTTTAAGCCAAGTTGACGGATCAGCAACTTCTTTAATGTCATCAAGTTTATAGTACCAAATAGATACATGTGGATTAATGTACTCGCCCTTAAGAATCTCCATTAATTCCATTTTGATTGTATCACCCGTACTATTTCGAACAGTACCTTCGGAACTTGTTGCTAAAATTAAATAGTCATCAAGTTTAGATGCACCTTGCTCAATAGCACCAATAACATCTTCTCGAACATCACCAGAAAGCCATTCGTCAACCGTAGCAATTTTGCATCGAAGACCTTGAAGCTTATCTATGCTCATCGGCCTCACCTCAAGCAATGAACCGGTTAAGAAGTTTTCAATGCCCTTCTTTGTAGAGGCTAATTTCATTCTATTAGCTTTTGAACCAGTCGTGTTTTGAAGCGAACCCTCAGTTAAGAATTGAAATAGCGGACCGCGAGCACGAGTTATAGATGTCCGAATTGGGCTTAATACTTCCTCGGCTTGCTTCATAGTAGGTGCCGTTGTAATTTGATGTGTTGTTGCCGGGTCAATATTCAAGAAATAGCTTTGTATACAGCTATCATACATTGACTTTGCGGCGCCACGAGTGATGATCAGAAACTGCTTGTTAACAAGCCGTTTCTTAATTCGCTTAGTCACATAATGACCTCCATGGCCATCAGGATTCGGAGTATAAACCGATCTTTCTACAAAGTAATACCAACCAAATATTTCCTCTGCCCACAATTTAAATGAATCTAAAAGATTGAGGTCAGTTCCATCTGTCAACGTAAGTTCATTCTCACAATACCGCACAAAACCTTCTACGGCATCACTATCATAGTAAAATGATGGGTTAGCTATAAGGTCATCGATCCGGTTCATTTCCATAGAGATTTCTCTACATACCGGTATCTCTCCTCTAATAACCGCATCTCGAAACTGACCGTAATACTTAGGTACTGCAGTATTTGACAGGCTCATTTTGAACCACCTTTACTTATCGACAAATAAGAAATTAAAAGCATCGCCAAAACCTTCAGTATTAAAATAATAGCCAGGATCGCTCATAACTTCAGTAGCGATAGCTTTTCCTTTCTTAAATAACCATGCAGATATCCCAGCAGCAGCCATTGTTCCAACTCTCTTCACTACATCATTTGCAAACTTATTTCCATTTCTCTTTTTCTTTTCAGAGTCAGCTATTAGCTGTTTTAATTGCTGTTCGGTCTGTATTCTATTAACACGATCTCTTAGCTCTTTATCATTTAAACGATCGCGATACTTGTATACTTCGGAAGCATTTGTAGATTTAACTAAATCATCATGAGAAGGGCCTTTTTGACGAGCTTCTCCTACTTCTTTTCCGCCTTTTCCACTTTTACGACCACGAACAGAATAAGGTTGAAATCTTCGAACGCCCCATTTCATTCCAAGAATGCCATAATGAGCTAAACAATTAGGTTCATACATCTATTTAGCCCCCTTTATAAAGACCCAATAAACCCTTAGCAGTTGCGGCATTCGAAATATGCTTATTATGCATAATTTTGTAAAGCATCTGCATTGCTTCGGGAAGGTCGCCTTTTTCTTTCTTGTAATTTTCTATGATAGCGACAACTTGTGAATGAAGAATCTGCATATGGCCAAGTTCTTCATTCGCCAATTTATAAAATGCTTCTGCTAAAACCGGATTATCCTCTTTATGAGCAATCGCACATTTAGCGTATTTGGTAGCGTCCTCAATCTCTTCCTCGATCATTTCAGAAAGTTCTTGAATAATCTTCATTTTGAATCACCTTCCTAAAATAAAATCGGGAGAAGGGCCCGAAGACCCCTCCCCCTAAGTAAAAGATTAAGCGCCAGTAGCAGCCTGAGTGCCGCTAGGAGTCCAAGCGACAAACCGACCAAGCTGACTAAGAATGTACTGACTCTGGTTGTAGTTAGAAATATTATTCTGTGCCGCAACAAGAGCCGCATTGGCATCATCCAGACGATTCTGAAGCATCTGGGTCTTGATCGAGCAGCAGCACTGATCCATCTGATAACCAAGCTGATCAAGCTTCTGGCCAAGCAGATTAAAGCCAGAGATCATATTCTGATTAACCTGGTTAAAGCCCTGAATTGCATTGATAAGATTAGCGTTGTTCTGCTGCAGCATCTGATTCGTCTGGCTAGTAATTAACTGCGCAGTCTCATAATTGTTATTAGCGGTCTCAATGGCGATTTGCTGAAGCTGGCCCTGAATCGCCTGATTACCAAGCTGGCTAGAAAGTTCGGACGAAGTGACATAATCTCCACGATTGTTGCCAAATCCGAAATTACCGCCACCAGCAAGGATCAGCAGAGCAAAAATCCAGAAGAAAGCTCCACCGCCAAACATACCATCGTGGCCACCATCAAGTAAAGCCACTTCCGCAGGAGTCATAGGATCTGCCATGATTAGGTTCCTCCAAAGAGAATAAATTTTATATAAACCGGCCGGATTTATATCATTTCTTCATAGAGAAAAGCGACATCAGACTTTGCATTTGAGGATTGCTCATTAGCATATTCTGAATCATCGCACGAGGATCTTTTACAGAGCGGACCTGGTTAAGAACCGTCTCTGGGTCCACTCCTTTTTCTTTTGCTGCCAAATAAAAAGCGGCCTTGGCGTCTCCGCCAGACCGTTGAAGCATTGTCTGTATATAATTCAAAGCATTTGGATCATTTTGAATTTGCGGTTGCTGATTAACAACCTGATTATTCATCTTCCCGGTGCTTGCCGCTTTGGGTGCGAATAGACTGCCCATTTAATAGCTCCTCCTTTAAGCTTTTCGCAAATTCTTCAAATGTAGAGCGAAACTCCTGAACAGTTAAATACTCAGGTTCAGGAGGATCTTCAATCTCAGTATATGAGCATGTCTTAAATGCGATTTCATTTCCGCTATCATCAGTTTCTTTAAAGTAAAACACCGGCTCATTTTCATCAAAAATAGCCACTCTAGAATTTGGAGGCAACTTGTAATTTTTAGCAGCCTCTTTTCCTTGGACAGTTATTTGAGTGATTGACGGATTAGAAGTTTTGCTAACATACTGCCGAAATCCACTAGGTATAGTTATTTGCGGAATCACAACCTGCGAATCAGGGGTTATAGGTGCTTGAATTGGGTTAGCAACACCATTAGAAAACATATTACTCATTTACCACATTCTCCTTTCATTTAGGCACTACATTTACGGGGTTTCTGCTGCAACATTAGCCCGCCATTCAAATTCTTGAATCTGCTCCTTATAAGAAGCAAGCACAAATGAACTTGCAGGTGGGTCAAATACTAACTTAACCTTCATAAAAACATATGTTCTAACCATATCAAGTTGGTCCTCGTCTAAAAATTCAGACCAAACATTTTGAGCTCCAGTAATTCGGTAAGGAGCATCTTTTGGGCCAACACCTAACTGAAACAATATACTAAACACTGAATTAATAAACATTATTAAATCAGAGTCAAATACCGTATCACTATCATCAGGTCCTAATGCATTTTTTATGGAATTAAGTATGCTGTCCTCCATTTATTTACCTCCATGGGCATGTATCATTTGGGAGTCTTTCAATAATTTTAGTTCTGTCTGGATAAGAAGAATCCCCATAATGTATTGCTTTATGTGTGGTATCAATAGTCGTTATTAAATACCTTGGGTTAAGTAGCAAATCGCTTCTTTCTTTAATATCCTCTATTTTAATTGGGTTCATGTGATGGACTATAAGCATCTGGCCATTAATTGGATGTGTTTCACACCCTAAATCATAGCCGCAATCTCGTATAATAACGTCTCTTCTAGCTTTTCTCCATTCAGGGGTTTTATAGAAGACTTGATTTAACCATCGATCAAATCCAAAAGTTTCTTCACCTACCAACCCATCAAGTTTAAGATATGCAAATCGTTCATCGAATGTAGTAAGTTGTACTAACTCGTCATATGATCTAATCATATTCATCACTTTCTTCCGGAGGACTATATGACCTAAATGCATTTATGGCATTAGTATATAATTCTTCAATTCTCTTTGCGGATTGCAACGCTTCAGTCTTAGCAGTATCTAGTTCTATCTTTTTTTGCATCAACTCAAGTTCTTTTCTTTCTTTCATCGAACCAAGTCTCAAAAAATGAACATATTCTTGAGCGGACGCTGTTCCGTTTCGAATCCTTTCCTCAACAGCGTCATAAGCTAATGCTATTAACTGATTCTCGCGTGCTTCCTCGCTTACTGCAGGCCTAAATTTTGGTGTTTTTGGCCGAGTTTTAGCCGGATTTGTGCGAGACATTCAACTATTCACCCCACATTCAGTATAGTTTTTGGTCGTGTCAAAGTAGTTTTAGATACCTTTTACAGAAGCCAAGGCGCCAAGATAGAAAGGAAATATATATTAACCTCTTGAAAGGAGATGTGTGGCACGACCCGAGAGAAAATATAATGAAAGGAAAGGAGGAGAATGGATGAATTCTAGTAAGAAAAACCTTGGCTCCTGTAAAAAGTATCTAAAAATATCCCTCCGGAGAATTTTTTAAGAGGGCGGCGATGCAGGAGGGGGTGTAATTTTAGGGACCCCCTCCCCATGGTTTTGAGTATTATTGTGTAATACTATGCTTTTTATTCTTTTTTGCTTTGTTCATTCTAAATTCAAAAATTTTAGTTGGTTTAATTCAAATTACTTGAGCATGCTAATCATTTTTTTTTCAAAATTTCAAACTAATTCATTGAATTATTAGCACACTTTTAATTTAAATGGGAACAAAATTTTTGAATTCTAAGTTTATTAAAATTCTTTAGAAACTTTTTTGTAATTTCCAGTAAGATTGAATTTTAAAATCTCATCAATTGCATTATTTATTGCTTGAATTTGATCTGAAGGAGACAAATCTGCTGAAGATTTAGCTATTCTTTCTATATAACCGCAAGTATGATACCCTTTTCGCTCATCATAGGCATACCAATGATCGAAATCAGTAAACGGATCGTAAGGGTTATCATCTGTAGTAAGCATACATACTAACATTTATTAATCTTCCTCCTTACTTAGCAAGCATCCGTTCATTATTCAGGTACCATCCAATTCTTTATTAAGTGTCGATACAGAGACACCTAATTCTTTAGCTACCTCTGCCTGTGTATAGCCACTTTTCAACAATGTTCTTGCTCGACTTATAGAAGCCCCAGACATGCCCCTTTTAGTTCTAGGAGTTGCCCTCTGTCTTAAATCGTCTAGATCTGTATATTTGATGATCTCTCTAAGCATAGTATCTGAAATTGCACCGGCTTGAATTGCAGCCCACTCCCTATCGGTTATACGTATTGATAATGAATTGGGATTGCTCGGGTTTCTTGATCTGGTACCGACTATCTTTCTTGCTCTAGATATCTCTTGGGACCTTATTTTCTTTTTATCGTCCTTATCTAAATTAGGATTAGCTTTAATTCTTGCAGAGCTTTTGACACTAGCTATAAGCTGCGCTTGCCTCTCTAGGGGGGCGTTCTTTTTAGCTATATTCAATTTAGATATCAATGAACTTCGTTCTTCTTTATAGGCTTCTTTTGCTGATGGATTAAATATAAGTCTACCAGTATTAAATCGCTCTTCTTTTCTTGCAGAATTCGCTAATGCTTTAAGTTTGTTTGCATGATTAGCATAAATATCTTCCATTACAGTTCCGGAAGAAAGCGATTTAGCGTCATCAGTATCTGCCATTCTTGTGCTTTTCTTTAAAGAAGGAACGTAATTTCCATTAATATCTTTTCTCATTTTACCAGAATCTCTATAAATGACCTTTCCTTCAAAATATCTTTTTTGCTCTTCAGGAGTCATTTTATTTACAGATCTTATTTCTGTTTGATCTGGTATGTACGTTGTAGAACTAGCTCTGGATATCAATGTAGCAGCGCCTCTATTAGCACCACCTTGATATTTTGCCTTAAGTTCTTTTATTCCATTATCTACTTCGGAGGCTCGCCAATCCAAATTATGTTTTTCAGCGTCAATAACCACCATTGAATGCCTAACAGCTCTTGCTATTTCATCTTGGCTTGCACCTTTAATGGTCATATCAGTTATCAAATTTGAAACTTTTCCCATTTCTTGCTGCTTATGAAATCCAGTTGAAGGACCGGTTTTAGGCATTCCATCATAAGCAGAATATCTTTCTGAAGGATTGAAGTTTTTTAAACCATCCAAAGGAGATGAAGAAATTATTTTTTGTCCTTTAGTAGGAATAACTGTTACAGTATCGCCATCAAAATCTGCACCAGATAATTGCTGAGCAACTTTAGAATTAATCCCAACAGCAGTTTTGGCATTACCTAATATCTTTTTTCCTTCTTCATTGTTGTTATTAACTCTTAACCTAGGAATTTCAAATATTCCACCATGCGGATATCTAATTAATACTACTTCTTCGCCATTTTCATAATTAGGAGCATATATTTCATTGTCTTTAAGAGATCCAACAGGAAGGATAACATGCGCAGCTTGCCGAGGAAGAGCTGCTGCTTTTAAATGGACAGCAGCAGAATCGCAATCGTCAGCAAAAGATTCAAGAAGCTTCCGTTTGATAACTGGGTTTGTTAATTCGCATATTTCATCAAATTCACTTTTCTTTTCGCTATAAGTTTGATCTAACTGTCTTTTAGCAAGAGCAAAAGACTGTTTCGACAAAAATTGAGAAGACAGATTTTTTGACCATTTTTGCCAATCCTCGTCTTCATTAACAATGTTAAGAGCACCTCTTTGGTCTTTTATTGATGCACCAAATGGGTTTTCTGGATCATTACTCATTTTCTTTAAGACATCCATTTTAGGAATATCTTTTGACTTATTAGTGTTGAAAATTATATCTACGCCATCAGGCATATCTTTTCCATCACTATATAATGCCATCCCTTTAAGATAATGAGTGCCATCGACCGCGATTCTAACTTGTGCATATCTTGATGCACCAATATCTAAATCTTGGGCACCTTCTCTTAATTCTATAACCCCATCTTTTTCAGAACCGCCGTCTTCAGAATATCTAATTTGAACTCTGTCAGATGAAATGCTTTTAGGCTTTTGAAATTCTTTTACATATTCACCATAGTCTTCAAACTTTATTCCTTCAGGAGAAGATATCTTATCTCGATTCTCGCTTACTTCTGAGTAACTAACGTCGCCTTTGGTTAAAACAACAACATTGGTTTTTTGTGTGGGGTCACTTGCTTGTGCAACAGAAAGCCTATGATAAGAATATCCATCTTGTTTTAAAATCTCTATTGCAGCTTTCATTTGCTCTTCACTTACACCAAGCTGAAGTTCTACACCTTTACCAACATCCAAATATCTTCTTTCTTCAACTTGTTTCTTTAATTCATCAGCCAATAAAGAAGCCTTATCTCTACGCAATTGAAATGTCGGATCTAAATAGTTTCTAACCGTTGATTCAGGCATTCCTAATTCGCGAGCAATTGCTATGTTAGAATATCCTTTGTCTTTTAATTTTACGACTTTTCGAATATCTTCTTTTTTCTTCTCATTAGAAGCATTTGAACGCATAGCTCTATATTGACCAGTGCTCATGTCAAATGCCTCAGCAATTTGCTTATCAGTCAATCCTTGTTTTTTTAATTCATCAGCTCTTTGAAGAAAATTTCTATTTCTTTGTGGATTTTTGCCAGATCCCCAAGGATAACGTCCGGAATGCCTTGGAGTTCCATAATGCTTCAAAATATCCATTTATTAAAAGTCCTCCTCTTGAATAGTAGAAAGCCTCTTATCAAAGAATATTATTTTATCCATTACCGAACGAATGTCATTCGGATCCGGATTTTCAATCAAAACCTCATCAGATTGATAAATTCTTAATTCAGTTTCAATTTTAAAAGGATCGACATCATACTCTAAACAAAACAGCGCTGCATATATCAATAACTGTTCCATATGAGCAGGAGTAACTCCAGATTTTAAATCATGAATCCTTAAAAAATTATTTCTAAAAGAAATGGAATCTGCTGTACCAAAACAATTCTCTGAATAATATAAAGGCTGTTCAGGGGTCATTTGAAAACCTATAGCATCATTAACATACATACTAAGAGTTTTCTTAGACTTTGGAAGCTTTACGCCAAGAAGAATACATCTTTTGGCTAAATCATGAAGTTCCGTTCCTCTTTGAACTGCTAAATTATTTCTATATGCAGATATCAATTTTTCTTCATCATAATTTAGCCAATGGTACTTAGAAGCACTAAGAAATGCGTGTCTTCCTTCTAGGTTGAAATGCTTGTTGAAGTTCATCCAAAACCTCCTGTTTATTTTCTGGGTAAATAAATCGAGCAAACGACATAGAATTCGCTTGCTCTACATAAATATCTTGATTTGGCTGATGTGAAGCATTTTTCTCATCTTTGCATTCAAGCATAGCCCATTTTTTCTTGTAAAAAATAGAAAGATCTGGAATCCCTTGAATATAATTTGGATCATTCTTTAAGACAATGCATCCAGGGAACAGATCTTTTATTTCTTTGATTAAATTTCTCTGAAATACACTCTCTTTCATAAAATCTCCAAAATATAAAATTAAGAAGAGATTGTCATATCCCTTCTATTATAAGGGCTGTAAAACTTGCGAGGCTTAAGACAATAAAAACTTACTTTCATTAAAATTTTGTTTTTTTCTTAATGCTTTAGAAATCGCTAAATCTAATGGGCAACCAGACCGAAGCCTATAATAATATAAATCTGAGAATGGAGTATTCATTCGATCAATCCTTCCAGCAGATTGAACCATTATTTTGTATGAATAGTTTAAAGAGTAAAATATAATAGTGTCAGTATCTATACAATTCCACCCTTCAGCTCCAGCCGTATATTGAACTAAATACACCCAACTCTTTGATCTTGGAATATGCTCATGTTTATGCCCATTCCATTCAGCAACTTCCACATTAAGACAATAAGGAGCATTCCTTAAAATATCTAGCTCATAATCGTAATTGTAAAAAATTATAACTTTTGGATGGTCATTCATTAAATTAAGAATTGCATCAACTCTACTCTGATCGCTATTAATAACTTTTCTTGCGGTATAGCATAACTCTGAAGCATTTGCTATTGGAGAATCATTAAATATATTCCATCTTCTAGACATAACATCTTTGTACAATAAGCGATCATATGATACTTCTATTGTTTCATGATGGGACACAGTCGGCTTTTTATAATCCATTTTGATTAATATAGAATCTCTAAGTCTGATTAAACGCGACTGGTTTAAATATCTATCAATTTGCGGAAATTTGGCGAAACGTTTATATATGACATGTTTGGAAACAAAGTCAGTTTTATTCTTAAAGAACCCATTGGCTACAAATACTGGCATGTAATCCATCCATGTATCGCCAGGAGTAGCGCTTAATAATATCCATTTATTTGACTTAGCTATTTTCCAAAAGGATTTTGTCCATTCTCCAGATCCAATCACTCGTTGCTCATCAAATATAAAGAATGCATTTTTGGCATCAACATATTTTTTTATATTATTCCATGAATCTATAACTACTCTGGCTTTCTCTCCGTATATATTATAATCATCATTAGGAGATAATAAAAAAGGAAGCAGCTCAGCTTCCCATTCTTTTGTATCACGTTTTCGTGCAGTAGTAATAATATAAAGAGGCTTTGGGTTTTTCATTGGAATATAGTCTGACTCAAATCCATGACTAGTTCCATCTATTAAACCTTGGCATTCTTTGCAAAAATAATAAGCAATTGCAGTTATAGATTTTCCAGAACCAACTCCTCCGCAAAGAATGCACCCACTTTTTAATCTATTAATGGCTGCTACTTGATAATCAAAAAGCGAAATGGAAATTTTGCATCACATCCAAAATATAAAATAGGGGCTATCAATTAAGACAGCCCCTTTGATCTTTTTAGAACGGAAGATCTCCATCGTCTTCTTCATCTAAATTTCTATACTTTTTCTCAAATTCATTCTCTACCAAAGTAACATACATATTCTTTAAATATGCTTTAATTCCACTCCCGGTACTAGTAGTCCACGAATAAGGTCTAACAATAAGATCAATGTTTTCGATCTCCGCATAGTCTAGAGCAGATACTGTATCTTCAGTAAGTCTAGTTTTCTTTCCTCCAGAAATAATAAAAATATTAGGAGGATAGTTTTCGAACGCAACTGCAACCTGAATATAAGGCTGCATGTCATCATCAGGGTCTCTAGGAGTTAAATATTTGACATTCCATCCGTCATTTTTAAGTTTCTTGGCCATATCAGAGTCAATTAATAAGCAGAAATTTCTTTTTCCTTTAGGATTATACTTTTTCTCTTCACCAGAAAAGTTCTTAAAAATAATCTTTGCATTTTCAACAGAAATGTTAGCTATAGTATCAGACATAATAATCTCCTTTCAAATATAAAAAATTAAGACGCGAATGCTTCAAAATCACCATACTCAGAAATTGAAGCAACTGCGTCATCAACCATTTCCGCATAATATCTACGGTCTATGTCTTCTTCTTTGCCTAAAGTTCTTACCATTTCAGATTCCATCCAACGAAATCCTTTTGCTCCGGTAGCAGAATTAAACTTGCCATCTTTTTCACGTAATAATAAACCGCCACCACAACCGGGTTTAATGGGACAGAATGAACCAGCTTTGCCAACAAAGTGATAATCATGACCTTCGGCAATCAATTTATGAAGCTCTTCAGCTCTTTTTTCAGCGCCAAATTTTACTCCATCTTTATTCTCTATAGTAGACAGCTCTTTTTCAAATGCACTCACATCTGGCAAATTCTCGTTCATATCCAAATATAAAGCGGAAGTTACGGTTTTTGTTTCACATAAATCTCGGAATTCGATGGGCTCATGGCTAAACAAAGTTTTAAATACATAAGGAACTTGGAACTGAGTGCCTATGGCAGTCCATTCACCATCGTGCTTTCCGCCTTTATACTTAGCAATATAAACTGCATCATTTACAAGGCACATCTTTTCATATGTGGCTTCATGCTCGAATGTATAACCATATTGCTTACCGTAATCCATAACAAAATTTATAATTTCCTGAGTGGCATTAGGAATCTTGATGGAGTCAGTCTTAATATGTGCAACAGTAAAGCCCCGATCCTGAACTTCATGCTTTAGATTGATCATAAAAAGAGCTCCGCGTTTAGCGACAATATTGTCTTTGTTTCTAGGATCTCTAAACGGATTTTCAAAGTTTGCAGATGTAAGACCATATACAGAGTTAATTGCAATCTTAAGAGCATAAGACAAGGCATCTGCCTGTTCATCACTTGTGAGATATTTGGCTAACTTTCCGCCAAACATTTTGCCAGCAGATTCAAAGTCCTTATGCTTAATATAAATTCTTGCTTGCTTAATATCGCTGAAATTCTTAGTATAAGGCCCAAACAGGTTAAGATTTTCAATACTGGTAGGATGCATAGATGCAATATCAAGCAACGCAACATTTTCATATATGCCTGGCTCTGAATATACATAGCCACCCTCTCCGGTTTCTTCACCCCTGTATGTACTCTTTCCATTATCATACTTATACCCAGGGAACATTTCAGACAAATCGGTGTAAACAAACTGAGACTGGGGCTTCTTTTCCGACCCAAATATAATTCTAGTAGTATGCTGGTTGGTTGTTGCATTAACACTCAAACCAGAAATATCTGCCAAGATCTCTCTTGCGACAAAATCCTGCTTTCTAGCATTAAATACTGCTTCTGTGGCAATTACATCATTGTCGCAGTATTCAGCAACCTTCTGCCATAACTCTTCGGGCACAGGCTGGTCCCAAGGAAGTCCAAGTTCTTGGTGATGAATGCCAAGCTCAATTTCCCATTTCTTCAAACTTTGCTTCGTGCTGCAGAAATCATACACATCTGTATAGGACAAATTATACGCTTCTGCAAAGAATGCATTCTGACTTCCATTAATTATTTTCTGAGAAAGATCATAGATTTGCTCATTGTTATAGCCAAGTATTCTAGCATACAGCATATGATTGTCATACCTACGGCAGTTAAAGCCAATGAGCTTATACTTAATAAGTTCTTCTATTTCATTTGCCGAAGGATTTATCATACGAACTACAGGCTTTCCTTCACCCGCTCGTTTCCAGTTAACAAGAAACAAATTGGAGAAAACCTCACAGTCATAAAATATAAATTCTTCGTTTTCGGATTCAACATACTCAGACGGTTCTTCAGATTTAAACTTCATCTTATTAACTTTTTTAATGCAATCAATAGCATGATGCGTACTTTTTGCAGCAAAAGACAAAATATAAGGCCGAAGATCTGTCACATCATAGTGCATTCCGGAATTATAAGAGTCCTCAAGAACTTTATTTATAAAATCTACACTAGTAACAGTTGCATGAGGCGCATATTCCTTATTAAGACTTCTTCTAATTATAGTTCTTAATGCTTTTTCATTTTTAATTGACTCGAAATTGACCATCTTATCCTCCGATCTTAAAGGCAGACCGGATGAGATAGTCGCAATCGGGAGATTGACACATTTCGATAAAAGCCTCCGTAAGGATGACTTCCCCGCGAACACCTTTATCTCGATACCGTCTTCGTAAATTCTGCTCAGCTTTGCGGGATCTCCTCCGGTATAAATATAATGCAAATGAATCCCTTGTCCGCTTTTGCTTAATTCTGCGTACGTAGCAGGCCACTTCGACGCGGCGTCTATATTTTTCGTTAATGACTTTTCACCACTTTCATCTTTCAGATCGAAGTCGATGACAATATGATTCTCAGGGACTCGGACATAATGGAGTCTAGATGTGTCAATATCTCGGAGTACAGTTTTTGCATTTTCCCACTTTTCTTTAGGAGCCCCGGATATCTCATCAGCATATTGTGCTGGCTCATCAGCACATTGAATATCAAAGATTGACTCCTGGGCATTAAAGTTAAGCCAGTTTGGACCATTACCCACATCTCCAATGGGATCGGAATCGGTTCCACTATTGCCGGATTCATCTGTTTCATTCTTTTCCTCCATTCCAAATTTGCTAAGCTTTAACTCACTATAATGATTCCAAACTTGTTTTCCTTCCGCGTCGTATCCACGTTCTTTAAATACCTTAAAATATGATTTGAGTTCTTCCTTAAAAACCATTTTACTGTACGGGAACGGGACTTTAGCTTCATTGCAATACTCATTGTACTTTGCCCAAGCCTGATTTAATGTCGTACCATTATCCTTAAAATCAAACAAATTCTCTTCCATAAAGTTATAGAAGTAGTTTGTTGCTCCAATCATTGACTTAGGAATATAATGCTCGTATGCATTCTTATCTTCTTCATATACCTGAAGACAATGCCATGCGATTGCTCCTAACTCAAAATCAATTTGCTTGATTAACTGATTGTACTTTCTAAGAGAAAACTTCTTTTCTGTCGGACTAACATCAATTAATCGCCTAATAACACCAGATCGGCTGTCTGTTATCTTTACTGGTTTATTAGTACCCATGAATAACATGCACCGAAATCTTGTAGAATATAATTTAGAATATTTTTCATTCACAATCATTTCTTCATGAGATACAAGACTGTTTAATCTAGTGTTATCCTCAATACGGCTCAAATCTCCGTCCTGCTGAATTGCGACTAAAGGATTATTTCTAAAAGGTTCAAGAGCAAAGGCATCACTTCCAGATCCAAGTGACTTAGCATCAAACAACGTATAATATCCATCAAATAACTTGATGATAATATTAAGAATTGTTGACTTACCAGTTCCTCCAGGTCCGTAAAATACAAGAAACTTTTGAATATCTTTACTATCACCAGAGACAATAGAACCTATAGCCCATTCTATTTTATGACGTTCTTCCGGAGAATATAAAGTACCAACTAGTTCATCCCAAGCTGAAATATCGCCTTCTTCAAGAGCATAAGGAAGCCGCTTTGATGCATAATCTTCTCTACGAACTTCACTATTCATAAACGTGAGTTTTTCATCAAGAGCATGAAAATTATCACGCATTTGCTTCTGACAATATTTGTGCCACTTGTCGATCATACCAGTATCGCCATTCCACAAATATAAAACACGAGCATCAGACAACGCTGGATTCTTTTCTTTAAACTCATCTAAAGTTGCATCAATTAAATCTACAACATCATCCTGAGACTGGGACCACAATCCTTTTCTCTCGTCCCAAATAGCATAAAAATCCCCGCCGCGAATCATCAGGTCTTTTGACGCCTTTGTAACAAACACCGGATAGATTTCGGCGGGTCCATTTTTCTTCGGGTTTCTCCATGTGACTTTTAAAAAATCCACATGTTAACCTCCTTTCCTCAAAACTTGCCTAAAAATCAAATATGATAAAAATTCACTATTTTTTACCCACCTTTATATATAATATTAATTTTTCCTCACGCAAAAGGTATAAAAAAACTATCATTTCTATCATATTTTAGTAAAAAATCGATTTTGACGTCACATTTCGTGACATTTTTACCAATTGTACTTGCTTTGAATATAATAGTTCAATTGGTACCAAAGTTCTATTTTTCTCATGTCGAGACTAAAATTTGGAATATAAAATGGTCCTCCAAATCCATTTTTATCGTACGTACGATTATTTAATCTTTTGACAATAATATTAAATTCGTCATTATCAAAATGCCAATCATCCATGCGATCTAATCCAAGATTTGTAATCATGTCCCAAAACCATTCACTAGTTTTGTTTCCCAAATCTGGATCATACATAAGTTCATTATTGCATCTTAATGCGAGTGCGCCAAGCATTTCAAGAATAGAACAAGGATTATAGTTGTTGCACCATAACCCTGTCTCATCTTCAAATATAATTCTTAGCCGCTCGCCATCATCAGCCCGATTTTCATCATTATTTATGAACCATTTAAACTTTTCATTATATAAAGCTAGTATTAATTTTTGATAAGATTCTCGTTTATTATCATCAGGTATGAGCATTTGAGACAGCCATTCTAAATAGCTCAATTCTCATCTTCTTCGTCCTCATCAAATCTGGCAAACGGTCGATCCTGTCTAATAATTTCATAATCGGTGCTTATTCTTTCATTACGTACGTACACCACATCTTCCTCATATTCGCCAAATTTATCAAGGGCGTCAGCTCCTATAAAATATTCTACATTTTCAATAATTTCTTCGCTTAAAGCATTAGCCAAAATACCATCATTAAAATATTCGAGTGAAATCTTATCAAAATACGGTTCTTCATTTACAAATTGTGTAGGGCTAATTGTATACGGCTTTTCAGCAGCTCCTTCTTTTGGAGGAGTTGATTCCACATCTTCCTCATATTCATCAGTGAATACATTAAGATCTTCATTTTCATCAACGCCATTATGAATATCTTTTCCCTTAGGAGGATTATAGAAAAGATTATAATTCTGTTTATTAATGATGTCTCTATTTGCCAGAATATCTTCTTTGCGTTTATTATTCAGATTAGCAAGTTCTTTGGGGCTAATAGGCTCAGTCTCAAATTTTACGCCAATGTCAGATTCTTCTTTTTTAATGACTTTAAGAAGAGGCCTATCTGAATAAGTCTTTTTGACTTCTGCAATTTCTTCTTCTTTTTCTTTGTCGCAAATATGTTTAGTGATGAAGAAAGTGGCTACCGAACCGGCAACCACTCCTCCAACAAAATATAAAATTTTAGTGTTCATTAATTAAGCTCCTATCTTATCGGCAAACTTTGTAATGGCAAATATCCAAGAGGGAAGTCAAATTCATCTTGCCTGGTCCCGCTCCCCATAGAATTCAGGCCTGCTATTCAAATCAAATCCCAGATAGGCCCGTCACAATTAAAATTAAGGTGAACATTTTTCACACAAAGATCGCTGTCCTGATCATAGTCTCTTTTAAAACTATCCCAATATCCAAAATCAATATAATCATCTCCAGCACCTTTCACCCATCCGCAGACTGCACCTGCAGGAGTACGTGCCAGCCCAAGTTCATCAAGAATTTCATTAAGGAACACATGTCCTCTGGCATTGAAGAGCTCATTGAAATAATTCTGAGTATTGCGAAGTCTCATGTCAATATAATCAGCGCTAGGTTCCCAAACACCTTTTGCAGTAAAACGATTAAAATCAAATTCATAAGGAGATTCTTTATGCTTCTGGATTACAATATTGCTACCCTTAATCTGTTCTACTTCACCGTTTTCATTTGCAACAGAAATATTTTTCTCAACTTTTCCGCCAGCATTAAGAACCTTCTCTGCTTCTTCTCCAAGTGTCTCTGCAACACGCCTTCTGTAGTCTTTAAACGCCTCTCCAAGCGTCTGATAAGCAGCGACTGTCCCAACATATCTTTTATTCAAAATGCCGTGAGAAGCCAAAATAAGGCCTGTAGAGGCCATTGTGAGGCCAATTGTCGGAGCGTACAATTTTGCAAGTTCCCAACCCATGTCAACATATGCTTTAAAAGCGACTTTTTTCAAATCCTTTTTAGCTTCTTTTGTGCTGGCAGCCTCAATATTCTTCTGAATATCATCAATTTTGTTTCTAGATTCTTCAATGGTTTTGTCAACTTTGCGACTGGCAATACAGCCAAGCACAATTGCACCAATTCCACATGCAATTCCTCCGGCCAAAAGAAGTTCTGGAGAAACCTTCTTAACTTTCATGACCGCTCTTGCTCCAATTCTGGTAAGTCCATTAAGATTAATTTTCATAATAAAATAGTCCTTTCCTAAAAATATAATTAATCAAGTGAAACACATCTGGGGAGATCAATATAATAACCTCGACTAGAAGAACCAATAACCCGGGCTCCTCTAAGGTCAATCCATCCATACTTATTGTCAGTAAAAGAGGTGCTCATACCAGCAAGATCATAAAAATCAGCAACTGTTACTTGCTTATACTCGCTGTTAAGAATTTCAATCATGCCATCAAGTACAAGCTCAGCTTCACCACGAGTCTCAAATATCACATCATCAAAATTATGAGCCACTCTAGATTTGGCATAAGCTGGCATTTTTTCTCTACGCTCACCGCCAGAGAAATATCCACCATAATTTACTTTAGATCCAGTGGGAGTTCCACTAGCTCGTCGTGCGCGTCTATTAGCTTCTCCAAAAAATAGCATTCCAACCGCACTATTAATCAGATCTGCCACATTTTCTTTAATTGCAGGAATCAATACATCATAAATTAGATATGCTTTCACATCCCCTACATCTTCAGTTAAGAAAATATCACCAAAGCGCTTTAAAAGACTACGCTTACGTTTTACGGGCGTGCCAGTAACAACTTTTTCAATTTTTTTCTCAGTCGAAGCGTCTTTTACTGCCTGTTCCATTTTGTATTTTTGAGAATTAGGTTCAAATTCATTAATATCCAAGTTTAAATCCTCCTTAATGTTTAGAAAAAAGAGTAGAGGCTGTTAAGCCTCTGCCCCTTCTTTTACAATATTTTTTTCACTATTTTCATTAATTATGTCTTGGATTTCAGTTGCAAGCTCTTCGACATCATTAAGCTTTTCATCTACATATTCATCCAGCTTATCGCCGACGAATGATGCCACAACAGTACTTCCGATCCATGTAGCTATTTTATACACGATGCTAATCTGTTTAGGAATTACTGCAGCCACCAATCCGCCAAGCATAATCTGTACAGAACCAGATGTTGCCAGCTTAGTTATTTGCCGTGTCGCGCTTCCAATTTTCACAAAACATTCTCCTTTCAAGAATATAATTTTAATATTGCTTCCATTATGAAGACTGTAAAACTTGCGTATAATTAAATTCCCTTAAATTTGCCGAGAAAATAGAAGAATTTTCGATATGCACTGTCAAATTCTTCCTTAGAAGGCATTTTAAGCGTTTCTGAGAGCTTTGAATAAGGAAGACCATCGGTGACCGCAATAAGCAGAACGTCCTTGAAATCACAATTTACAGCCTCTACAGCCCTTTCTACATTGTAAATATTGATCTTGCATCTCGCAGAGGTTTCTTCGGAAATATCATCTTTTTCGAGCAAACGCTTCCAGTATTTATACTGAAGAGTATGGTACTTAAGCTCGCAATATCTATTCTTGGGCAGCCAGAATTTAGGTTTATTAGTCATTTTTATTCTCCTTTAAAAAAAATAAAAGCCCATTGAATTTATCAACAGGCTTTATTTGCAGTATCAAATTTATTCTTCGGTGTTCACTTCAGGCGTGTCTTCGATGTCCGGATTCTCGGGAATAGGGGCTTCAGCATTGGCTTCGCCGGAATCATTGGTGGACGTATCGCAAATATGCATAATTGCCAGTGTGGCCATTGCCGCGCCTAGAGTGACGAGCGCAACAGCCTTTCCAACGTTCAATGCAACGTCAGCGATTTTCTTCAACTTTTCATCCCTGGTCTTTTTCGCCAGTTCCTTCTTCTCCTTTTCCTCGGGTGTCAGTTCTTTCTTAGAAAACATGCTCATTGTTATTCTCCTTTCAAGAATATAATTTGGTTTTTTACTCCATTATATGGATTGTAAAATTTGCGAATTTACCAGTCGCCGTACCCGCTATGCCTATCTGAGGACTCATAAATATCAAAATCCCAGATAGGGCCAACGGTGTATTCGATGACATGTACCACCTCTTCATTAGGTTTATTTACGCATCGGTACTTTATTTCGACATTTTGGCCCATTTTATCAAACCGCCAGCCTAATTTATCACCAACTTTAGAGTCATCACATCCAATTAGATCCAGCCATGTGTTGAGCGAAGAGGTCAATTCCGGATCAGAGTGAATTTCGGCATTTAGAGCATTCACAGCGCGGTCAATTGCATCAAAACTACTTCGGAATTTTTGGCCGGTGATACTGTCCATAAACAAAATATCACCTTTACCAGTTCGAATGACATTCTGATCGCCAAAATCGGTGCTCATCACTCGATCTCGGTTAATCTCATCTTTAGCCTTTTCTAGATGCTTCTCTCCATCCATCTCGACGATCTTATTCTCTAGTCGCTTTAGATCATCCTTAGACATCTGATAGGCCGCCAGAGCTGCAGCAGTACGTCCTAACGAGACTTTATGTCCCCAGAATATCATTGCCGCACCGCCAAGAGTCATCACCGTAGTAGGCCAATAGTGACTTGCAATGATTCTTGCTTTTTCCTTAAAATACTCATTATGGGGAATATCCTCAACATTTTCTAGATCATCAAGTTCTTCCTTAGCCTTAGGTGCTTCAACAATTGTCTTAACAACTGCACCAACCATAAGCCCGACACCGACAGCCACATAAATAGTAGGGGAGTGCTTTGATGCAAACTTACCTATTACTTTTGCGCCTTCTTTTATGGCATTAAAACTAATTTTCACTTTTACACCTTAACTTTCCGCATACTGATCACAGTTTCAATACGGTCCGCGCAAAAATCGCACAGATCATAGTCGCTTAGGCATTCGATTGAGAAGTCATCTTCATTTTCAGCAATTTTACGATCATACCTAGAAATTCTCATCGGGACAAGGCCTTCAAAGTAATTTCCGCATACATCGCATTTAAATGCATTAGCCATTATTGTCATCTCCTATTACAACAGTTACTTTAGGTGCCTTCGCCGTATCATCAATAGCGTACAGCCCAGCGACAATAACACCTCCGGCCGCTACACCACTGAGAAAACCTGCAACAAAAGACGTCTTTACAATCTTAAAAGCTATAGACCCAATTTTTAATACTGCGTTCATTCAAATACCTCCTCAGTATTAACATCTTCAAGCTTTTCGCCAGTACGTCTCAGATAATCAAGCTTCCTCTCAAGAGAATTTCGCTCAGAATATAATTTCTGGATAACGGCATCAGAGGATGTCTTATTTTGTTCTTCAGAAGTACGACCATATTCTCTACGCCAAATAGAAGAAGTTCCTCTTTCTAAATCAGCAGGAGGCTCCGGGCCAAGAATCTGCAGGCAACGATAATGGATTTTGCGATTGATTTGATTAATCTCTTCAGTAAGTCTATCAATTTCCGAGTTCCAATCCTTAAAACTAAGCATTTTTATTCTCCTTCCTATCACTTAAACACATCAGTTTCGGCCATATCTTCTTCAGGCAGTTCAGCAGTTTTGTAGATAAACGCTCGTCTGTCTTCAAGTCTCTTTTTACGTTCCTTCATTCTCTGGAGTTCCAGATCATTATCAAGAATCTTCTGTTCCTCACTAGAAATAGTGTTTTGCTGATTGGCGCATGCATTGAGTGTCATGATAACAGAGAACGGATTTGGAATATCTCTAATTCCAATAAGCTGAATTCGTCTATACTGAATAGATTTATTCAGCGCCTTGATCTCCTCTTCAAGATCATCCAAAATGTCGCGATAAGTGTCAAATTCCAGCATGTTTATTTACTCCTTTCAAAAATATAAAGGAGACCCATTTTTGAGTCTCCTCGTTTAAGAGCCTGTAAAATTTGCGAATTACATAGAAAGTCCAAGGCGTTCGTACAAGCTTCGAATGATTTCATTAATCCCGCATGCAATCTGTAAATCTCCGGAAATATCACCAACAAAAGTCGAACGATCTGCCGGACTATCAAGGCATGCAGGTTTTCCGCCGAAGGGTCCTACCAAAGTTTCATGCAGGCGCATAACCAGATCAAAGTTTTCGTTGCTAATTCCCTTTAACTTTTCAGTTATTGCGGTCAAAGGAGGCATGGCGTCAGACTTTTGAGGAATACTGTTTCTATAAGGTGGTTCATTTGCTGTCTTAACAGAATCAGGATTATAGGGAACCGAAGATTCGTACATTTTTGCTCCTTTCACTTCTTAGACACAGCCAGAAGAATCTGCATAGCTTGTTCCTCGGTGAAACCATTGTTAAGAAGGCCACTATAGAAATACCAGAACTCAGCAGCCTTATCGTTAGCATCTGCTTGCCGCTGTTCTTCTCTAAGCTCGCGACGCTTTTCCTCGATTTCCTCATCAATGTTGGCCTTGTACGCAGCTACTTCAGCATCGGCTTCGGCACGCTTCTGAGCTTCAAACTGTTCAAATTCAATTTCCTGGGAAGATTTCTTAGTCATATTTTCATTCTCCTTTTTTAATCTATATAGTTTAGTGAAAGCTTCATAAAAATCGCTATTTTCTTTGTCCATAGATCCTTCATAAGCCTCCATAGCATCTCTCGCCATTCTTATGATTCCATCGGGGTATGCGTCATCCAGGTTAGTAATTGGCGGCAATTTAATGCATTTTTGCTTATCAATATAAATGCAAATTTGCGTTAAAAACTTAGTCTTAGCATTATTATTCCAATAAACTTTTGCTTCATAACCAGGGGCGATAATATCTAAATCTTTTGCAATAGCTAGAATTTTTTTATTTACGTAGTCAATACCATAGTCAGTCATCAAGTTAAAGCCACCATCCTTCCAAATTGTTCTTTAACTCTAAAAGGCTCCAACTCGACCACTCTGTAATCTTTGCCGCATTTTCTGATCTGGAAGTGTATCTCGGCATTTTCTTTTGTGGTCCAAATTAGAGCCCCATTAGAATGTGTGAATTGATGCGGAGGATTATACCTAAAGTCGGTGCCATATACAAATTTCTTAGTTCGTATGTTTTGAATTGCGTAGGGCATCTTCTACCTCCTCGTTGGTCATAGATAAATATCACTCCTCATTGCTTTTGGTTTCTTCAACAGTACTTAGGTAAGCATAATTACCAACCTTATCTGAAGGTCCTTTGGAAGTATCAGTTGGAGTGCATCCTCCAAAACCCTGTCCAAACATAGGGTTACTCCAAAGTTCTTTAATATAGTCATTTTTTGTTAGTTCCGCATATGCCTCGGCAAGAGTCTTAATGTCACTAGCCGAAATATCAGGATTCTCTAACTTTTTTTCAATACTTTCTTTAATTTTGGCTTTGAGTTCATCCATAGGTAATTCCTCCATATCAATATTTTTAGATTTAAATAGAAGACCAAGCATTAAAACTATCCAAGGATCCATCAAGTTTCCTCCACACTAAACTGCTTGCAATCAATCGTCGGATGAGTCACAGGAATCAATTTATCATTTTGTTTTCGGCATCTTGTCATAAGGCATCCATACTGAAAATCATCGTACATGTCATGAGAATGTGTGCATCCAAAGCAAGTCAGATGAAACGATTGGAGAACTCGCTGACCTGGTTTAAGTTCGTTCAAAATATCACTCCTCTAAAGTAATAATCTCAGAATAAGGAAGGCACTTAATCCAATCACAGAAAGTATGCCACTCGTCAAGCTTATGATCCTTACGCTTAGGATAGATACCGGCTAGGACTTCATAGTTAAGCATGACCGTCCGACGCTGATTATAAGAGCTAGGAAGAAGCTGGATCATCTGCCACCAAATATCTTTCTTTGTTTGCAGTCCATAATCCTCGACAAAAGATTTAAACCAATTCTTATCTGACGATTTTTCATCAAAAGAGTTATAAACTCCACGGTAAAAGTTTAAGACACCAACAATATCGCTTAAGTATAATGATGCTGTATTGCATAAATGCTCACAACTGAAATCCTCCATCGTGAACTCCTTAGCATGAATCTTATGCATAGTGCTGCATGAGTTAGCTACTGTTCCAACCTTATAAGTGTCGAACTCCTTCCACCAGTACAGAGGTGCAGTAATATCAACCGCCACTACGATCATCCTGCGAAACTTGGCATCCACAGAACCGGCCTTAGCAAGACGCATCATGAGATCGTGGTCCACGGGGCCAACTTCATACAGATTACTATCACTCTTCTCCCAAGAATTCATAGGATTCCGCATACCACGAATAGCGGCTTCCCAGCCCATAACTTCAGTGTTTTCAAGTTTGATCATGTTCTTTTAATTTCCTTTCAATGTTACTTTTCATTTCTTCCAAAATATGAACTATTTCATTTTCATCAAGTTGCTTTAACCAATGGCCACTAATAATTTTGTGCTCTCGAATCATTCCATTTCCAGCGAACTTATATAATATGATAGTAATTCCATCGCCGAACATGAATGGTTCAATTTTTACCGAATATCCTTCTTTAGTAAGCTCCAATATTTTATTTAGTAGCATTTGCCTATTTGTATCCTTTCAAAAGTATATTTTCCAATTGTTTGATGAATTCTTTATCTATTTCTTTGGATAATCGGTCGCAAGCTTCTTGAAAACTTATGCCTTCAGAATTTGCATAATTTTGAATAGCTTGTACTTCAAAATCCGTAAAAACATATGCAAACTCTAATTCAAGCATTACCTCGCCTCCAACACGACATTTGCTGAATGGACCAAATAAGTTACTCCATCAATTTTTACCTGAATTTGATCTCCATCCTCAAAGTCAGTCCAACTCTGGACTTTGCCTTCCACAACGTCTCCATTAGGAAGTTGGATGATGGCATAGTTGAAGTGATAAGTAGTGTCAATTATTTGCTTATTACACCCAGCCAGTGCAAATATCATAATGAGAACAAGGATGGCAGCAATAATTTTCTTCATTTCATTTCCCTCCAAAAATACGGTTATTACATGGCGCGATCGCGGACAAAATCTCAGCTTGTTCCGCAGCAATGCATGCATTAATCTGTTGCTCTACAAGATTTGATTTCAGGCCTTCAATTTTGAGTTGCAAATATAATTCATTTTGAGCATAAAAGTCCGCTTCACGAGTGGTTTTTAATTCAAACAAAGTTCCACAATACTCACATTGATTGCTCGTAATAGGTGCTCCACAATTAGGGCAATTGAACATTAAATCTCCTTTCAAGAAAAAATGGGAGGACCCTGTTTAGTCCTCCGAATCAGGCAAACTTTCGTAAGCTTCATTTTCACTCCAGAAGCTTCCTTTCTGTTTTACCCCATTCTTATAAACTACATAGGTTCCTCCAACATTTTTGATTTCGTAGCGATCAGCAGCTTTTTCCGAATAATGCTTTAACTTGTCTCTACGCGATGTGAGCATCTCAATCAGTTTGTCCAACTGTTCACGTCTATTGTTAACGTCCAGTCGGTCCAACTGCTTGAACAGCTCAAGCGCAAGCCAGCGAATTGCATCATTTTTAAACATTTATTCGCCACCTCCTTCATTAAAGAAGCTGTATTTTTGACGGAAAAATATAAAGGACCCTCAGAAGAGAGCCCTTTACGCTTTACTTTATGATGCCTTTTTCTTTTGCTTCTTTGAGAATATCATCAGTCCAATTTTTTCTTTTAACCGTCCATATGTGATGACTTCCATCTTCTGTGTCAAATTCTTCTACATACAGCCGATCTTCGCGAAAATAAAACTTAATATTCTCTTTTAGCATGCCATTGTAAGTAAATTTTCCGTCCATAATTAGATACCTCCTGCCTCACTATACAAGAAATATCATTTTAAATCAACTCTTGACATGCGCTCTTTTTCAAGATTTTTCGTTAGATAAACAAGAATACGCCAGACTGCCTTACACAATGCATAAATAATGTGATCCTGGTAAATATCACATCGTGGTGACACAATATGCATAGCCTCAAGCATTTCTGCCTGGCTTTCAATAAACATCTGTTCAGTCTCTGATTTCTGCATTTTCTTCTTCACAAAACTCCGCATCATCTTGACGTGCCAAAATATTAAATGCCGCAGTCAGAACACCAACAATCCAAGAAAGAGGGACGATCCAAAAAAGATGAAATACGCTCATTTTGTTTTTCTCCTTTACTGTAAAAATATCCACATAGGGTCTGTTACGTCTTTATTAAGATTTGAATAGCCTACAATAGAGCCACTAAATAAACGCTCTCTGGTATCAACTGAATGATTCTCATACTTTGCTTGAATATAGGCCTTAGTATCTTCGCCAACCGGGATAAATTTAGTAATTACCAAATAGTCAGGAAGACTCAGCCCTTTTCTAACTGTCGTAGTGTTAAGATAAAATCTATCACCAACCTGAATATCATGCATTCTTTTCAAGCTCCCTTTCCCAAAAATATGTGACTACTTCATCAGGAGCAATCTCAAAGTACTGAATCTCGAATCTATCAGGCTCTTTATGAGGGTACTTAGATTCGCCATTGGCTGCATGTGCGGGATCGAAGGTATAGATACAGACACCGCCATTTTTGCGACAGTCAGCACTTTCGCGGCAATCTTTCTTGCAATCACAAATATAAGCAACCATTATTCTTTCTCCTTAAAATTTACAGGCTTATGAGAATTCTGATTCATAGGATGAGCTAAACATTCATCACAAGGAAGTTCTGTTTCTTTTGTATTTTTAAATTGGCATTTTTCACAATATTCGTGAAAATATACTTCTTTATCAAGTGTCTCCATGGTATTCAACTCCTTTTAGAACCCAGTTTTTATTTTTGTCAACATTGAAATTTAAAACAGTGCCATCAGTAAAACTAATATCGATCCCGCCATTAGTTTTTGAGCCTTTATACTTTTTAACATAAGGCACTCTCTCAGGAAAAATTTGCTTGAAAATATCATACAGTCTTGCTGGCAGCATGTTGGACCTCCAAAATGAGCTTTTCAGTTAATGAGTCATAAATATAAATTGGTCCAGCAGAAGTCCAAATTCTTATTGTGCATAGATCTTCTGCAGGTCTCCAATCCAGAATAGTGCTCTCATCATTTCCCCATTTAGTTGACAAGAATTCTTTGTAAATATCATTGTACGTACGAGGCATTGGCTTTTCTACGAGATATTTTTTTTCTTTGGAAACAAATGGCTCATTCTTAAACCATTTTTTCAATTCCTCAATGCATGTTGGGCAAAGATCTCTTTCTGTATTTCTGGCATCTATGGCTCCTCTATAGTCCATTCTACAGAATTGAAAGCCGTTTGCGTCGCCATATCCGGTGCCTCTATATCGTTCGTACAATTTTCCGCATCTATCACATTTACAAGCAAGACTCATTTACTATCAACCTTCTCCTTTACTATTTTGAATACTTCTTTCCGGTCAAAATAATGTGGGCATTTCTTATTGCATCCCAGAGGATCAATTTCATTAGAATATGAACAAGTTGGGATATGGGCATTCATATCTTGCATGCTATAATAAAAATAGCAGCCCTCTTCATGCCGAGGCTGCTCAGAAATAGGAATGGAACAAAATGCTGGATAAATAGGATATGTCACATTATCGTGCATTTCTCGACACGTATCGCACGGAGGAGAATCTTTATCATACCCACGATATGCACAAGTACGGCAAGATTTCACTTAGCACCTCCACAATACTTCTCTCTATACGTGTCAATATCCTTTTGCCAGCAATTGATCGCCTCTTCCAATACACGGTTAGCATTTTGCTGCTCTTGCTCATGCTCAAGTCTTCGTCTGAACAATTCGTAGGGGATCGTCTCAAGTATAGAAAAATGAAGCATAACTAGATCGTTATAGTGCCCATCTTCGGTGTAAGTAGCATAGCTTACGCTCATAAGATGCAGACCCCATTTATCTGGCGCAATCGCATACAACGATTTAAATTTACGGAAAGAGATTTTCAACCCAGACGGAGCTGCTTCACAAAAGTAGTAAACCATATACACGAGAGCGGCCACAAATATAAATGCCGCAATGATTGCTTGCCAAACAACCATCAAAATCCTCCTTCCATTAACTCCTTATAAGAAACCCCACCTGCGAGACCAGGAGATTGGCCGCTATCGGTGGGAGTATACGTGGAATCTTCGAACGCTGGGCACATAAATTCGATCATCGCAAAATTAGCCACATCAACGAGATACTCGGTATTATGGGTCTTCAAATATAAATCAAGACGCTCCTGAATGCACTTATATGCCTGCGCTAATTCAGGATACGTCTTACTCACATAGCCGTACTTATAATGAGACATCTCGATTGCTTTTTTCATTTTGGTGACGAATTCTTCGGAGAAATCTCGACTTAAAATATCATTCGTCATTCTGGTTCCTTCCTTGATTGATTAATGCTGCGATTTTAAGATAGTTTCTAACCGTTGATTCAGGCATCCCCAATTCACGAGCGATTTCCGTGTTAGAATGTCCTTTATTTTTTAATTTAACGACTTTTTGAATATCGTCTTTTTTCTTTTTATCTATAGCGATTGATCGCAAACCTCTATATTGACTAGTGCTCATTGCTATTTGTTCTCCTTCCTCATCTACAAGATCAATATTATATAAGCAGTTCATTCTTCCTCCGGATTCCTTCCTTGATTGGCTAATGTTGCAATTTCAAGAACTTTTTCGGTAAGCTTCAATGCCTGGTTAGAAGTAAAGCCTACTTTAAGAAAATTCTCATAGCACAATCTGCAGGTCTCCGCCATAGCACCAATACCTTCAACAAATTTCTTGAAAGTCATAACTTCGTCAGGCATTATTCTTCCTCCTCAGAATAAATAATCTCAGTTCCGTTCTCGGATTTAGCTTTAAATCCGCAGGACATACAGTATCGTTTAAAATTATTCCAGGCCCTTTGCATGTCAGGATATGATTTATAAGCTAGATGATCTTTATGCTTATTAATCCAATATTCTTTTTCAATCATTTGATTTCTCCTTTTCTGAAATAAGCTCATCGACCTTTTTGGCTAGTTCGACATTACGCTTGTACCAAGTGTCATTAATTTCCAGACACTTATTAAACCAGTCTTCTGTTATTTTAATTGAATCCTTAAACCAACTATCATTAATATAAATTGCGTAAGCCCATCCGCTGATGCTTATAAGTCCTAAAACAATAAATGCAATGATTTCCATTTATTCTTTCTCCTTATACCGATCGTCCATATCCGGTTTAGTCAACATCATCTCAAGTGCCCACAGGAGATTCCAGCAGGCAGCTACCAAATGAGGCTCGTCTTCTTGCCTGGTAATAAACTTAGCAGCATGCCGAATGCCACTATCGAGAAGGCTGTGAACAGGAATGCCCTTGTCGACATTGTGCTCACCGTACTTAACAGCTCCGGCTTCACAATGTTTAGACACTTCCATAATGGCGTGCCAGGGGAGAAGATCCATACGGCCTTTACCTGAGTGCATGTCTCTTACTGCACCAGTCTCAAATTTCGTACGATCACCAGAGTCTTTAATCATTTGTTCGTTTTCCTCCATCTTTATTTTGCGTTGCCAACATTGTGTGCAACTGTTCATTTGATCACGCCAGCTATAGTCATGGTCAGCCCAACCACAAATTTGAAATTCCTCATCTGGACTTTGTAGGCCAAAGAAACTTGGGCAATAATTGACTATAATTTCTTTTTCGCTCATTTCAGTGCATATTGGAATAGACTTAGCAATATCAATAAGGCTTTTACTTATTTGCATTTATACCACCTTCATAAAACTTCCTAATGCATCTTGAGCTGCAACTTTGTTATAAGCTCGCTGGAAAGAATTAGCTATTTTATTAGCTTCTTCAATACTAGGGCATTCAGTCAAGCTACCAGTATATTGATGAGTTCCTACAGTTACGACATAGTCTACAGTAATTTTGTTGGTATTAGGATCATGATAAGGTGCATAAACTGCATTAATTCTACGATCATTTCTGTTGAGCATTGCTAAATCCCCTTTCAAATATCACAGAGTAAGCTCGATTGTGAGTTTGGCACCGGAGCCTTTGAGCGCTTCAATAATTGCACCGATAGATGCACCGAGAGGAATATCATCGTCGGTAATCTTGATGGACTTCTCTGGTTCGGCCCAATCAATCGCGGGAATGCTTTCAACTTCGACTTTGGGTTCTTCAACTTTTTCTTCAATGAGCTCCTTACCATTAATATCAATTTCACCAAGGACGAAACGACGCCAATCAGGACTGAGTTTTCTTCTTCCGCCTTTTCCGAGCCCAATATTTCTATTGGCTATAAAGGTGGCAAATGTTCTTCTCTTCACATCCATAGATGCTGCCACATCACATCCCATAGCCCCGAATCTGTCTCGGCAATTGATAATATAAGTACGCATGAGGTCGGGAGGAAGTTTCTTAAAGTCCTCATAATTGGTAATAACTCTGTTAATGTTGTAGGTTTTCACTTTTCCATTTCTCCTTTTCTTTTCAGCATTTGTTAAGTAATCTGACGGGAATGTCACTTTCTTAGATTTACTTCCGCATTTTTTGTGATATGCTCCTCGGCCGGCTGCTTTCTTTTCTTTAATTTCTTGGCGAAATATAAATTCTTCGTCAGTCATGGTACAATCCACTCACCTTTCATAAATTATGATGTCATATCCCATATAAGGATCTTTAGGCATGCTCAAGGCAGGATAAAGCTTCTTATCACCATTCTTGTGATAGACCCTAATGGCGTCAATGTCGTCTGGATCGCTATGAATTCCAAGCCGAAGATTAATCGTTTCAATTGACACAAATCCAAACAGTTTAATACGATCATTCAGTTGCTTAAAAATTTTTTCAATAAAAACCCGGTCATACTCGCGATTTCCGCTATAGTCTCTAGAACTAGAATCGAAGCGAATACGTTTTCCAACAATACTTTCGCCTTTGAACTCTCTGGGCTCAGATGCATCAAGGGTGATGATTTCATAGTTATAGTGGTCTTTCTTTTTAAACATTTTTTCTCCTTTCTTTGCATAAAAAGAAAAGAAGCCATAGTAAATATCACTATGACTCCTCGTCTTCTTAGATTATTAACTTATGTGGTTTTGCTTGGTTTTTCTTAGCTGGGAATGTACTCCGAGGCAAAGCTTTCGAATACTTCCTCAAGATACTGGATCGCCTCCAGGAGATCGTAGAGTGCTGTCCCGAATTCATTGGGAGCAGCCTTTTCCAATCTCTCGGCATGGCCTTTCAGTTCATTGATGGCATTCGAGATATAGCTTTTATCTCTTTGATACGCCACAACAGATTTCTTTTCTTCCATAGTTACAACCTCCATAACTAAAAATCTTTGTCATTATAGAGGCTGTATTTTTTGCGAATTACTCGTCTGCAAACTCGCCATTCTCGGCTATGTAATACTCACCCGTATCATCCGGATTGGGCTCATCTTCCTTGTAATAAATATCATGGAAGTAAGATCCGTCATCCTCTTTGTATACATAGTCAATCATACCTCCGTCGTCAATGGTATCAATTAATACTCTTGGCATAGATTAAAACCTCCTTTCATATGTGCTATAAATATATCACACATGCAAGGAAAATTTCATGAACAAAATGAAAAAAGAAAGAGCGACTGTAAAAGCCGCTCAGAATCCTATGCGATTAATGGTTTCTCCAACCTCGTCATTACTAAGATTCACGCTCTCATTTTGCTCTTTCTCGCACTTGCATTTTCCGAATTTTTCATCGAACTTTTTCTTAACTGTCTTCTTGATAAATATATCGGCAGGTTCTTCAAAATACTCGAATGTTTTATATATCATGACACATGCTGCGTACACACCAAGATAAGTAAAGAATTTCATAAAAAACCTCCTTAAAATATTTAGTGTCATAATAGTGGGTATAAATTACGCGAAAAAGAAAGAGCCCTGTTTAGGACTCCTCCTTTTTGAGAATAGATTTCACAGCAACGATTGGGCATACAAATGCTAATTTGCATCCAGTGATCATCATATCCGTTACGTCTTTGGCAACTTCGAGAATCTTACAACTTTGTGCCGCTTCTTCTGAAATCAGAACCGGATCACAAATCGTGATAATTCCCCAAATAGCATACGACGTAAGAATCTTTGTTGCCACGCATAATGCTTTATTCATTTTGTAATTCCTCCTATTTTTATTGTTTTTTCTCATTATAAGAGCTGTAAAATATGTGAAAAAATAAAAGGATTGTAAGCTTCAAACTTACGTCTCTCAGATCTAAATATAATTTGCTGAGTGTTCTACTATTAAACTATTAATGAGTCTAGGGAATTTCACCCCTCGCCTGGCATAACCCAGCGAATCTCTCCTTTCATTATAAGAATTGTAAAATATGCGAAAAAAGAGAAGCCTTGTTAAAAGCTTCTCATAAAGAAATCATTCAAACAATTTAATGTATTCAGTCAGAGAAGTGACCATGATATCAATATATTTTTCATCGTCCATTTCTCCGGAATCATGCATTTCATTGATGTACTTTCTCATCATGAGAATTCCTTTAAGGGCATCCCTTTTTATTTTTTCGTTTTCTCTTCTTTTGAGCTCCTTTTTAATTTCTTTTACCGCAATGATGGGCGCATGAGTAAATCCATAAGCAGCGGCTCCAAGAAACATTCCAAAACGGTTCATTTTCTCTCCTTTTGCTTCTTTCATTTTTAGCATCCTTTCATAGTAAAATAATGGTTTTTATGCTCATTATAGGAGCTGTAAAATATGCGAAAAAAGAAAGGCGACTGTAAAAGCCGCCAATCTTTTTAGATTAAATCCTTAAGTAATTTTGAAATATCACTTACAGGAATGCTGATGTGCACACTCAAATCCAGATCTGCATAGTCTTCATCTTTTTGGAACTCGATCGGGCCTTTAAAAGTTAAAGTTGGGGAAATTCCAAGCTTGTCTTTAATTGCTTTCGATACGAGTTTTGAGATCAAGCCTTTAGTAAAATCTGATCTAATGTTCATATCATCCATCTTTATACTCCTCTCAATTATTTATGGATTCTTTCCATTATAAGAGGTGCAAAATATGCGAAAAAAAGAAGCAGGCATGTAAATAACCCACTTCTTTTAGAACTTTACGGTTTAAAGAACTTAATAAAACTGAATGCCTTTTGGCTGATGATCGATGACTGTTCGAAGAAAACCGTCAGTACAATGCATCCGGCCATACCAAATATCACGAGTATTTGTTTAATGATGCTAAGAATGGCTTCTCTTCTAGCTTGAATCTGTGCATGCTTTTCCTTGTCTTTTTCCAGTTCGAGTTTGTCTTTGTCTATAGCTCTTTTCTGGTCATTAGCAAGGCTTTCATCGCAAGATCTAAGCTCCTTATGAAGCGCATCCATAAGATCACCAAAGTTTTTTACGCCTTTTGTGTATTGCTCAGATAATGGATCTACTTTCGTCAATTTCTCCAAAATTCTGTCAAGCTCATTTGCCATTTTTTCTTGGTTCATGTTTTGCAGCTCCTTTCATTTAATAAAGCTTCTCATTAAGAAAGCTGTAAAAGATGCGGATATAAAACTTTCCCAAAATTATTACCCGGGGAATTTTTAGGATACAAAAATAACATTTATTCTGGGCACCTGCGTTCGGAAAAAAAGAAAGAGCCTGCATTAAACAAGCTCTTACTTCGTATTAGCGTTCAAAGCTATTTATAACCCCTTTTAAATCTGGAAGAACTCTTTCTTTAATAGAATCGGCGCAGCTCCGATAGCCTGCTCTCCATACCATAGTAAGAAGATCAGCGATTTCGCTTTCTTGCCATGTAAAACCTTCCGATTCGGAACAACTCCGATAATCGGCTATTCTATAGGCAAGCCTAGCAATCATACCAATATCGCCTTCTGTGATATGTTCATTATGCCATTCGGGCTTATACCCATGCCAGTTGAAAGATTCTTCTTTAAGCTTTTGATCTAAAAATAGCATTTGAATCAGCTCCTTTCTATAAAAAGAGCTGTAATTCCTGCGAAAAAAAGAAAGAGCCCTGTTTAGGACTCTTTCATATGATCGACTTCTTCTGTTTGCCAGTTAGCATCGTGTTTAAGAATAGCAATTTGCATGTCCCTATCAGCAAGTGCTTCATATAAATCAGCCATTTGCCGATGAAGATACGCAATTACTTTATAATCTGCGATTGAATCTGGAAACATAGTAAAATCACCTCCAATAAAGAGGTTGTAATTCCTGCGACTAGATCCCTCTACGCTGACTCAAAATATAAAAGAACCGTCTGTACAATTCGTAGAACATATCTCGACCGCAAGGTATCTCGTACTCAGTTTGCAGCTGATGGTAGGGAAGAGCCTCCGTCACAGACTTAAGCAGAAATGGTGCAAGCATTGGTTCGTTCTTACAAGTGTCTCGTGCTGTCTTCTCAACCAACTCCATAGCCTTTTTACATTCAGCCATAATAATTGCCTGTTTCTCGGTGGGGTTACTAGGTGCGCTGCTATGCACTTCGGAGCCTTTATATGCTTCCATTTTGAATTGCAGTTTAACATACAGTTCCCACCAATGTTTGTACTGAAGACAGTAATGCTTGAGCTCATAGTAACGGTGCTTAGGAATCCAATACTTGCTCTTTTCAGATAATTCAGATTTGAGATAGGCCATTTTATACCTCACAGTCCACAAATATATCTTATAGTTTCATTCGAACAATTTGCTAAATGCAGAATAGCGGTTATTACAGAGAACGGAGCTTTACTAAATGACTCAGCATGCGTACGATAGCGCCAAAGAGTAGACTTGCTTACGCCAATCCTCGCTGAAAATTGATCGGTAGTAAAGCCAGTAGCTCGTAAATACTCCGTGACTACTGAATCGAACTTGTCCATACGCTTGAGCATCTTTTCTTTTTGCCTTTGCTCTTCTGTAAGAACAACTTTTGACAATTTAATAACGTCCTTTCATATTTTATTCCGTCGACGTGAGATCATCATAAGCATTTCAATCATAATTTGTCAATCGCTCCCATCATATTTTAGTTGCAATTCTGAAACAAGAATGTTATACTTGAAACGGGTGGAGCAAAAATCTTCAACAAACTTTAGGAGGGATTTTTGTTGAAAATACCGGAACCAAAAAAGTTACCATCTGGTAGTTGGCGAATTCAAATTCAAGTCAACGGGCAGAAATACAGTATCACAGATAAGGACAAGAAAATTGTCAAACAAAAGGCAAAAGAAATTTATGCTGGAAAAAAAGTTGAAAAGCATGTATCCTTGACAGTAAAAGAAGCAATGGAGGCCCAAATATCACTTAAAGAAGCAGTCTTATCACCATCAACAATACTTGGCTATACTCGCTATAAAGAAAACTATTTGCAATCTATAATGGGCATAAATATCACTAAGCTTACCCAAGAAGATGTGCAAATGGCTGTAAACACAGATGTTAAACGAGGAATAAGCCCAAAGACAATACGCAATGCTCATGGCTTTCTTTCTTCCATTTTGAATTTCTACAGGCCAGACTTTGTATTGCACACTGTGCTACCTCAGAAACGTCCTTACAATGTTCACATCCCAGAAGAAGATGAGATAAAGAAGATTTGGCTAATAGCCAAAGGCACAGAATATGAGCTGCCAATCTTACTCGGATGCTGGCTTGGGCTTCGTATGTCTGAAATCCGAGGATTAAAATTTACTGATGTAGTCGACGGTCGGCTGCACGTCCAGAGAGCATTAGTCCGAGGTAAATCTACAGCAGATGGAAGAAAGACCGAGTCACATGAAAAATTAACTAAGAGTTATTCTGGAGATCGTTGGATTAAGTTACCAGAAAGAATCGCAGTATTAATAGAGAATGCTCCTCATAAAAGCGAGTATATATGCCATTTATCAGAGAATGCTATCTACAAAAACTACGTTAAATTTTGTAAATTAGCTGACGTACCGCCAAGCAGATTCCATGACTTGCGGCATTTTGAGGCATCTGAAGCACATTCCATCGGCGTGCCTGACCAGTACCAGATAAAACGCCTAGGGCATAAGACGGATAACATGCTAAAGACTACTTATCGCCATACCATGCTTGGCAAAGAGGATAAATTCTCTGACCAGATAGACGCTCAAATGGAGAGCATATTTACCGAAAGTTCACATGAATCTTCACACGAAAAATAAAAAGTGCTGTAATTTCAATGGCTTTAAGCCATTGTAAACATGGGTTCGACTCCCATCATCCGCTCCACCAGATAAGAGCCCCGGCCATAACGGCTGAGGCTCTTTTTCTAGTGTTTAAGCCACTTTTTACATTTCCATTTTGAATTTAAAAATGCTTCTATGAAACATTAAATTCACAGAAAAAATGTAAAAGTTCACACAATACTTCACACAGTGCTTTTAAGCGTCGTTGAAGACAGCCTTTTTTCAAGACTTTCCGCATATTCCTGCAAACTTTTCTGCATTGCCATAGCTCCTGCAAGAGACTTCTTCAATCTGTCATTTTCGCTAATTGTGTCTTCCTTGTACGAACGAAGTTCATTGCACAGCATTTTAATTACAATTGCCTGTGACTTAATAATTTCTTCTTGCTGAACAATCCGCGAGGTTGCTAAGTCTTTTTGCTTCTTAAGCTCGAACGCCATATCAGCCATTCGCCTTTTGCCGAAGAGGTCACCAAGTTGAATACCAGTGTCGATGTTTTTCATTTGCCACATTCTCCTTTTCATTTTTAAAAATGAATGGTGCCCGTTAAGAGATTCGAACTCTAAATCTGACGATTATAAGTCGCCGGCTCTAACCAATTGAGCTAAACGGGCATATAAAAGGAGCCATATTATTTCAGGCTCCTTCTGCACAAAACCAGGTAAGTAAATTACTTCTTACCCATAATGTCGGAGGCAACTTCCGTAACCAGCAGAAGCGCCTGACGACCAATGCCCTTAAGAGCAAGCAGCTCAGTAAGGCTCATTTCCATGAAAGGATGATCCTTGACGAGATTATAAACTCTCTTAGCAACCGACTTGCTGGGGGCACGCTTCTCGAAACGTTCGAGCAAGGTAATTTCCTTCTTTTCAG